CCGAACAGTCCACCCGCCGTCGTGAGGGCGTCGTGGATCACCGGCGAGAGCGTGAGCAACGATTCGATGCCCTTCTGGACGCCGGGCAGGAAGGACTGCTGCACATCGGCAGTGAGCGCCTTCAGTTGAGGCTTGAGCCCGGCGATGAACTCGGCGAAGGATCGACCGGCGGGCGACAGGGCTGCGAGTGCCTTGGCCGCTTTGTCGCCCGCTGTGCCTTGGGATGCGAGAGCGGCCGTCTGGTCGTGGGTGGCCTGCGTGAGTGCGACCTGGGCCTTCTCCACGGCCCGAGCGGCGTCGATCTGAGCCTGGGCGGTGTCACGAGTGACTCGTGACGCTTCAATCCGAGCATCTCGCTCGGCGATCACGGCTGCCGTCGTAGCTTGTTGGGTGGCCACCACCCGGGCCTGCGCCGCCTGCACCTGATCCGATCCGTCGATCCCCTGCTTCTGCGCTTTGTCGAGATCCTGTGCGTCTCGGATCTTGCGCTGTTGGATGTCTTCGAGGTTCTGGGCCGCCTGCTGCAAGTCGAGGGCGGCCTGGCGCTTCTGGATCTCGGTGAGTTGGGGGTTGGCGTTGGCCTTGGCGAGATCCTGTTGGGCCTGCGCCTTGCGCAGAATCGCCTCCTGTTCGGTGAGGGCGTCCTGCTTGGTGGCCGAGGCGAGGTCTTCGATGCGGCGCTTGGCGTCCTCGCGGGCCTGGTTGAGATCACGAAGGGCCTGCAACTCGTCGCGCTCGGCGGTCGCTAGGGCCTCCTGCGAAGTGATGAGCTGGCGTTGGGCCGCTTCGACCTTGCGCGGCCCGTCGACGGCCAGGTCCGCCTCCTGCTGGCGAGCCTGGGCCAGAGCCGCGATGGAGTCCTTCACCCGTTCGTTGGCTGCGACCTTGGCATCGGCCGCCTTCGTGGCTTCGACCGCGGTGGTGGTTTCGGCCGCCCCGACCGCCTTCACAGCGTCCGCGATCCCCTGCGTTCCGAGCTTGAAGACCCCGAACCCGGTCCCGGCTCCGAGCACAAGCGCGGGTAGAGCGCCGAGCAACCCGCTCAGCGGGGCAAGGGCGGCAGTAAGAGCGAAGGCCCCACCGCCGAGCGATACCAGGGCCGCGGCCGCGTCGCCCGCGCCCGAGACCAACGCCCCGAACTTCAGGAGGCTCATGGCCTCACCGAGATCCGTGGCGCCCTTCTTGCCTTCGGCGAACCCGGAGATGAGATCGAACAGGCCCTTGCGGTCAGGCTGGACCGGGATGTCGATGTGGGCGGCTGCGGCGGCAGCATCGGCCTTGGCGGGTAGCTCCGCCAACTCCCGATCCAACTTGCCTTCGTCCAACTCAGCGGCGATCGACACCCGGGCGGCCTTGCCGATGGCCTTGGCCTTGGCTTCGAGTTCGGCGAGCTTCAGGTCCAGATCCGACTCATCCAACCCGACGGGGATGTCGGCCTTGAGTGCCAGCACGCCCTTGATCTCGCTCTCGATCCGGGCCAGTTCATTGGCCAGGGTCTTCGAGTCCGTCCGCACCGGGATGGTGATTTCCTGGCCTGTCTCGGCCTCGGCGGCATCCTTCGTTACCTCGGTGCGCAGTCCTTCACCCTGGGCGTGGACCCCGATGTCGATGGACTGTCCGGCGGTCGCCTCGTCGAGCGTCCGGGTGACATCAGTGCGCAGTCCAGTCCCGTCGGCCGTGAGCCCTACCGCGGCGGTGATCCCGTCGACGGCGGCGGAGACCTGGGCGCGGGCTTCGGATGCGTAGTGAGTGGCGGCGCTCCGCAGTTCAACGAAGGCGTCGGCGAGTTTGGTCATGCGCCCATCCGCCCCCCGCCCATCTTCCGCACGGCCTCGGCGCGGGCCTGTAGAGCCTCAGATTCGGGATCAGGGCGTCGGGGCAGGCGCGAGGGCACTGCCCCTGAACGTGAACGAAGCGTGGGCCTCTCGGGCCGATCAGGAAGGGGAGCGGCCAGCTTCATCTCGAAGTCGGCACGTTCCTCGGCGTTCATGTTCTCCATGGCGGCCGACCGGGTGGCTGCAAGCAGCCGACGCGGCCCTAGCTCACTTGCGTTACAGCCGCCAAGCGCGAGTCGTCCGTCGAGGTCGTCATAGTAGACGACGGCGAGGGCGGAGAGTCGGCAGGCGGCTGAGTAGGGCGGCCGAGTACCTCGGGCACCAGCCCTTGGATGATCGGCATGAGGTCGGTGAGCTTCAGGCCCCGCTTGATGGTGAAGCGGTAGAACCGCTGCCACTCGGGCGGCTCCATCGTCGAGACGAAGAAGTCGCTGATGGCCCCGAGCACGGCGGCAATCTCGGCCGGGTCTTCGGACTGGTCGTCGAGGTTGCCGAGCCGCGCCAAGGCGAGGATGGGCATGTCTGAGGGGTTGGGGACCAACGAGAACATCTCGCCATCCACGTCGAACGTGGTGGGCTTGCGCTCCGGGTCTTTGGCCCCCGTCTTGAAAGACAGGTGGGCGCTCACGGACTATGCCGAGATGCGAGCTTCGTCGAGACCCCAGATGAAGGGTTCGAGACCGCCGCCGGGCTCCTCCAAGGCGAACTCGGTGGTGAACCGGGCGAACTCGGCACCCTTGCGCCGAGGGACGGTCATGGTGCCTGCCTGCAACACCCGGCGCCAGACGATTCGCTCGGTGCCGTCGTCGGCGTCCCAACCGAGCATGTGGCGGACCTCACTGCCCACGTTGGGCGGCGAGAACCATGAGCCCTGACGGCCCAGGATCGAGATGCTGACCCCCGTCGCCGTAGCGGTGGCGTTGGCCGAGATGACGACGGCCGTGGCCGAGGTCCGGGTGATGATCGTCGCGCCAGCAGGAATGCCCGCTCCGGTGATGCGACGGCCCACATCGGCAGGCACGAAGGCCGCGGTGGCCGACGTGACGTTCGGTGAGCCCGAAGTGGTCGCCCCATCGGTGAAGGTCGACGCCATCCCGAGCAGTGTCCCGCCGTTGAGGGCGAGGGCGAGGTTGTCGGACGTGATCTCGGCCATGGCGAAGGCCACCCGGTTGTCACGCTTGGTCGTGATGCGGCGCACCACGTCGAGGCGCTCAGCGACCTCCACGTCGGCGATCGTCAGGGCGTAGGTGCCCTGGTGACCCTCAGCGGTGTAACCGATGGGCAACCATCCTGCGGGCCATGAGACCAAGTGGTCGGCAGGCTCGGTCGTTCCCAGGGGTGCATACCAGAGCACACCGGGGCCGATGCTGATGTTGTCGGTATCCGGGGACGTTGTAGCCATGGGTCAGCTCCTTGTCTTCGCGCCGGTGTCGGTGCCGGACGAGTCGGTGTTGGGTGCTTCGGTGCTGACGCCGGCGGCTCCGTCGGTCGTGGTGGACACGTGGAGAGCGGCGTCGACGAAGTCGGTCCGGGGAGCGTCGGTTGAGGGGACGACGGGAGTGTCTTCCTCCACCAGTCCGAGCCGACGAGCCGTGTCGATCGGGATGCGATGCCCGACATCGAAGGCCAGTGCCCCACCGATGTAGACCTTGCGCTTGGCCACGACGTGCTCGTACATGTGTCCTCCTCGGAACGCGAAAAAGGCTGCCCTTACTGACCGGTTCGGTTGGTCAGAAGAAGCAGCCCCTCGGGGTCTTCGTACTCACGGAGGGTAGCACCGCGCCCTCGGAAGATTCAGGGATGCGGCCTGCTACGCCGCGGCGGGGACCGATCGCATGACGAACTCCGCCGTGAGCGTGTAGCGGCTCTGGTCCTCCTGGGGATTGACCGGGGCCGGGCGCCAGAGCGGCCCCGATTGGACTTCGCCTTGGTCGATCTTGACGGTTGGAGTCACGAGGATCGACGTGATCGACTCGATCTCGGTCTTGAGGGCATTCGCCAACTCGGCCAGGTCGTAGCGGTCCTTGCCTCGCTTGGCCGGGTCGCCCTCCACGTCGATCTGCATGAGCGGCCGGTCAATCGGCACCCCACCTAGCACCGGAGCGCCGCCGACTCGGTAGACGATGAACAGGGGAAAGGTGGGGGAGATGGGAGCGCCGAGGTAGGCCCGTCGATCGACGAGACCCGTGAGACGCAGCCACGCCTTGACCGCCCCCTCGGCTTCAGGGAAAGGACGGCGGAGTCCGGCCATCAGACAACCATCTGGCCATTGCGGAGCCATCCATGCCACCCGCACCCACCGCGCTCGGCCATGCAGTGCAGGCTCGGGCTACCGGTGAGCGTGTCGTCCTCGGGGGTGCCGGTCCATGTCCAACATCCGGCTTGGCCGTTGTCGTATTTGCATGGTTCACTTCCGAACCGCCCTGGGCAGTCGGAGGCGTGATCCCATACATGGACCCCCTCCGTGCAAGATTCCAGGGGACACACCAGGCCGTAGCCCACGACGGGCCAGCCGAGCGTCGACGCACCCCACCCACGCTCGGTGCCGTCATCGGGGTTCTGTCGAACAACCCAACAGTCCCCGGGAACCGCCTCATTGCCAGGCGCAACCATGAACCTCCGCCAATCCGGCGACCACGAGCGGTCCGGGTCATTGAGCGGGTTGGGAACGGCACCGAGCAGAACCGCCCGCTTGCGGCCGGCGTTATGCCAGGAGTCGGTGCGGACCCTCATCAGTCCCGTCCGGCTTGCAGGCTCGGCCGAATGAAGGGCTGCGGCCTCTGGCCCTTGGTCGACCGGGCGAAGTGCTCACCAGAGGCATCCGTCCAGTGCAACGCCTTCTTCGTCGTGGGCGTGATTCGGCGGTGGTATTTGCCGAACAGTCCGGTCCCAAGCTCCACGTCGAGCCCATAGTCAATGCCCGTACCGATCTGGCGGGCGGGTGCTCCGTCGTCGGCGTTCTCCGATTCGATATGCAGGTCATTGCGGAGCCGCCCCGACTCCACCGGACAGTGGGTCACCTGGTAGGCCAGGATCTTCACCGATCGTTGATCGAGGTCGACCTGAGCCTGTCCGTCGGCACCCCGCGTGATCTGCGCGTGTCCCGCTTCGTCGATGTCCACCCGAGCCATCAGTACCGCCGTCCGGGCTTGCAAGCACCGGCGTGGCCTGGCTTGAACCGACACCCACCGCGCAGGGTCGACCACTTGAACGGGCGGTTACACAGTCGCGGCAGGAGTCGACGAAGGATCGCCATGGACGGCATCAGCGCGCCACCCCCTTGACCCGAGTCAACTCGCCCGCGATGTGGGAGAGCGACCGAGGGTCGTTCAGGTCATCGGGGTCGGGGTAGTCGGCGTCGACGCGCAGGAGTGCCGAGTTCACGGTGTAGGTGATGAAGTTGCGCTCATCAATGACCTCGTCCCCGATCTCGATGGTCAGGCCGTCGACCAGGGGGTTGCACCAGAACTTGTAGGTCGTCGCCTCCTGGGTGCCCTGGATGAACCGTTCGGTGGGGACGCTGATGTTGGCGGCAACGCCGGACGTGATGATCCGAGGCGTGCTCGTCTGGTCAGGGTCGAAGTGATCCTCGCCCGGGTCGCGCATGTAGCGCCGAACCGTGATGGTTGTGGTGGGTTCGTCGATCACGGTCAGAACCCGGCGCGACGGTCCCCGCCGGCGCGAGGCGGGCGAGAACCGGGGTCGAACATCCCCATGTAGAAGTAGCCCCCCTCGTCGGAGGCGTTGAGGTTGCCTGAGCGGGCGATGGGGGCCTTGCTCACCTTGGCCAGCACCCGGTCACGCTTGGCCTGTTCGGTGAGCGCGGCGGCGAGGTCGCGATATGCGGTCGCTCGCTGACTTGCGGACCGAGACACGTCGCCAAGGCTTCGGTCGACATCCCGGGAGAGCTTGGCGGCGATGGCGAGGGCGGCCTGGATGGAGGCTTGGGTCAGGTCGTCGAGCGCACGGTCGAGCAACCAGTCGATCTCGGCGTCGAGAAGCAGGAAGTCCCGGGCATCGGTGTCGCCCACGAGGAGGCGGACCTGATCCCGCGGCACCACATCGGGGTTCGCGCCGTAGAAGGCGAGCAGGTAGCCGTCGATGCCGCGGGCCATGACCGTGAAGATGACCTCGTCGGCCGCAACGACGGCTCCGGTGGATGCCCAATTGGCGACGTAGACGCCGGACTGACTCAGGGTGAAGCTCTTGCGGAACCGCCCGAGTTCGGCACGCTCCAAGTCGTCCTTCGTGAAGGAAGTCACGGTGCCGTCAGGAACCCTCCACCGAAGGGTGATGTCGGTCGGGTCGGTCGGGGCTCCGTTGTGGGAGAAGAAGTTCTCGGCCCATACTCCCTGCCCTACGTCATAGACACGAGCCATGCCGCAGGTTACCCCCGAGAGTCAGTATCAACGTGGCCTTCGGATTCGTCGATCACGGTGATGACAGCGATGCTCCGACCCGGCACCGGGATGACGATGAAGGCGTCGACCGGATCGGACAGACCCAGGCCATCAACGACCGACCGGGCCGAGGCCACCAGTCGGGCATTCACGTCAGTGCCGCCGAGGGCGTCGGTGAGGACGGCCCGGCGTTGGAGTGCCAAGGCGGTCGAGTCGGTGAGCCCAAGGCTGTCGATCACGGATCGAATGGCATTGAGCACTTTGGTGCGGGAGTCGGTGAGCCCAACCGCGTCGGTGCGGGAGCGGATGTAGGCGACGACCATCACCCGAGAGTCCGAACCCGCCAATATGTCGGTGATTCCCTTGGTGAAGGTGACGCGCCTGATGTCGTTCATGGATAGGTCATTTGCCACGGTGACCGCGGCGGCGTAGAGGCGACTCATGGTGTCGGCCAGCCCGAGCGCGTCGGTGCGGGATCGCAGATAAGCCGCGGTGACGGTGCGCTGGTCGGTCAATCCGAGGGCATCCGCGAGGGACCGGACGGACGCCGAGACGGATGACGAGGCGTCGGTGATCCCGAGCGTGTCGATCTTGCTCACGAAGGCCCCGTTGGAATCGCTCGTCGTGTCGGTGAGCCCGGAGGAATCGGTAGCTGACCGCGAATAGGCCACGACTGGTGCCCGCACGTCCGAAAGAGCGAGGGCATCGGTGAGGGATCGGGAATAGTTCGTAGGTAGAACAAGGGGCGAGAGTCGGCCGAACTTGGGTTGGGTCGGGTAGGCCCGACCGAGGCGGGCCACCTATCGAACCGACGCCCGATGAACGGCACGCTCATTGTGGAGTCGGGGGGGCAGCGGGGTCGTCGCAACCGCGGGCGTCGATTCCACGATCAGGCCCAGGAAGTCGCACATGGCCGCATCGGTCGAGGACGTCCGCTTTCCCACACGAACCACGGGAGAGGTTCCCTTGGTAACCGATGGTGAATAAACGATGTTCCCCGCCAACCACTGCCAGTTGACTGGGTAGATGCCCCCTGGCCCTGACATACTGAGGGATGCCTCCCCAGAATCGGACGGGTTCGAGACGGCTTTCACCGCAGCGGAGCGGACCGTGCTCGATGAGTTCGCGACATTCGCGATTGCTTGCACCAGGGTGATCGTGTCTGTACTGCCGATGCCCGCCGTGAGGTAGTCGGTGACGTTGGCGTCATAGTTGTCGGTGGTGGTCAACGCCACGTTCTTGATCTGGCTGGTATTCGTAGCTGATGCAAGGGCCAGCCCGCCAGGGGGGACGGTTTTTACGGCGTTCTGAAGGTTCGTAGTGCCGCCGTTACCAGTGGTCCAGCCCGCCGACCGAGCATTATCCGATACAGCAGGCTGGACCCTTATATCGCCTGGGCCACACCAGGAGTTCTGGTCTGCACCCGAGTCCTCATTGAGTGCGATGTCGTCGCAATAGGTAGTCGCACCGCTAGGGACACCGGCCTGATCCGGGCCGAAATACCCAACATCGCGGGAGAAGGTCACATACCGGGAGCCGGTGTTGTCCATCGAGGCCGACCCTCCCGATACCCCGTCCACCCTGAGTTCGCACGTTCCACCGGAATTGAACCCGACCTCAATTCGATGCCACGTATCCAGGGCGAGTTGAAATGACGAGCCTCGGGCGGTCAAAACCCCGCCCACTACGGCAACCAACTGCACTACCCCGGAGCTACTAATACGGACCTCCAATACCGTCGTAAACACATCTCCGTACGAAGAGCTGTCGATCCCCGTAATGAGATATACGGCGCAAGTCCCCGACGGCCAACTCGGAAACCGGTTGTACTGACGACTGAACGTAACCCCACTGCTGTCCCGGCGGGCGAGGCTCGCTCCGGTGCTTGCCGGGGGACTGAACTTGTAGCTCTTGGCACCCGTACGAACGATGGTCGACTCAATAGTCGGAAGAATGCCGAAGATGCCCACAGTTAGCCCATCAGCGTTGCCGGAGGCGTCGGCCAGTTCGGCCCCGGCAGTTATCAGCCGACTCATCAGCCCTCAATAACGTCGTAGATGGCCGAGCAGGGCATCGGGATCTCGTCGAGCACTTCCCAGGAGTCGATGTCCACGGCGACGAGCTTGCCCGGCGTCACTCCATGAGGCGGCATGCCGAATGGGACACGCTCGGAGTCCGACACCCCGACCCATGCGATCCCGTCGACCACGGCCAGCCCGCGAGGCCATCCCCCGAGGGTCAACGATCGGGCTGGCTCGGGCGCGTCGGACTCGTAGAGCACCAATGCGCTCGCGAACGACTCTGTGAGCAACCAACCCTGCGGAGTGAGAACGGGAGAGTGCGGAGCAGCCAGGCCCGTCAGGATGGAGGCCCCGTTACCTACCGAGATGAGTTCGCCCTTGCGATCCGGCCCGTGCCCCCACCATCCTCGGCTCGTTTCCCACCGCCCGAACGATCCCACCACCAAGTCGCCAGTGTTGGCGTAAGCGAGAGAGTTCAGGTGCCATGAATCGGGCACCGTTGATGCTTGCCACGTGCTCATAACCTCGCCGTCGGCCGGGTCAACCCACAGGACCGAGTTCGACGTTGTGTCGACCATAGCGAGCAGTGGTCCGTCAGGGAGCAGACCATGAGCCTGTGAAGCACCAGGGATCTCCCACGACGAGACGGGCGCCAGCGGCTCGCCCGCCGGACACTCCAAGCGGTCGAGGACGGCCTTGCGGAGATCGAACCGCAGGCGATAGAGCAGGGGGTTTCCGGTTTCTCCACCACGAATGAGGGCGAGTCCGCTCGAAGCGATCCCGTCGACCTGCTCAACCTCACCGTCGATGACCCGGAACAGACCCGGAATGGCCGTCGTGCCCGAGACGAACAGGTTCGGCCTCATTCCTCCCATATGACGAAGCACAGGGCGTTCACCGTGACCGGGAACGTGACCCGCACGCGCAGGAACTTGGCGGCTCCGCACTCGAACTCGCGCCCAAGCGGCCAGGTGTAGGCGTACTGGTTGGTCGGGGCGACGAGCTGAAGGTCGGCCGTGCGCACCGCGGTGATCGTCCCCTCGGCCGAGGCCGTATAGCCCGAGGCAGTGGTTGAGCCGATCTGAGCTTGCGAAGCGCCGGCGTTGGGGTCGCCGTATTTCTGAAGGTCGGCGGCAACGAAGGCGGTGATGGTGGCGGCGACGTCGGTCTCGATCAGCTCGCACACGCCCGGCACCGCCGCGGCGGAGGCGTCGAAGGAGATCCCCCAAGCGATGGGACGGATGGTCCCGTTCCCCGCTGCGGGGGTCTTGAGCTGCATCAGGGTCTTGATGGCCGTCCCGGTGGCCACCTTGGCGGGAGCCGCCGTGGTCTGCATCGGGCCGTTGTGCGCCCAATAGGTCTTAGCGGCCATTAGGCCCTAGCTCCCGAGCAGATCGTGGAACCATGAGACGACGAGGCTGTCACTGGCTCCCTTGTTGACCACCGGGCTGATGAGCGCCCGGCTGATCGTGTTGGCCGCGGTGCCGGCAACGTCGGTGAGGGCGGTCTCGTTGGTCACCACGACCTCGGCAATCCCCGATCCCGTAGCGATACCAGCGGCCCATGTGGACTGCCAGGTGACCCTCCACCCGAGTCCGGCTCCCTTGGTGGCCGCAGTAGGGAATCCTCCGTCAATGGCCCGCTGAGAGGCACTGACGTAAGTGACGATGGCCGCGCCGGCGCCGTTCTTGGCCACCGCGGTCGAGCCGGTGCCGAGACGCATCCCGGTGGGAACGTTGACCGAGACCGAAGCGCCGCGCTTGGAATACATCTCGTCGCCGGTGTCGGTGATGAGGTTGGGAGCGTGGCCGCAGTCCTTGATGTTGCCGAAGCGGTCGAACAGAACGAAGGCGATGCGACCCCTGAGCCCGGCCTGTTCGATCCCGCACGCGCGGGCTACCAGTCGCCCAACGTCGACGCGGTCGGTCACGCGGGCACCGTCACGCTTCATTCGGCTACCTCTTCGTGGACGGTGATGCTGCCCTTGACCTGGCGGGCCTCTTCGATCTCATCACCGGTCAGGTGTCCGGGTTCGGTCGTGGGACCATCGGGGTGGGCGAAGGACTGCTCGACATAGGTGGAGTCCGTGACGATGCGGTACTCGACTTCCCATTGCAGGTTCGGGGTGTGGTCGGCGTTGAGCCCGAGGAAGCGAGGCTGGCCGGGGCGATAGGTCACCGACGTGTTCGTCACGCCATCCCCGTGGTCGACGAGAACGGTAGAGCCGGGTCCGGCTTCGGCTGCTGCCGCCTTGGCGCCGGCGATAGCCCCGTCGAGGGTCTCGTCACTCGGGTACTCGATCCCGTCGACATAGCCCGTCTCGGGCGGAGTGGCGGGAGCCAACAACCGGAAGGTCATTCGGTGTGACCTTCGAGAGCGGCGATCAGCGAGACGCGGTTCTTGCCGTCCCGCTCGGCGACGAGGAGGTCGTCGAGCGCCTCGGGGTGCTCGGTGACGAACCCGATGACTTCCTCCACGGTGTGCTTGCCAGGATCGAAGGCTTCGGGCTCATCACCGCCCTTGGGCGCAGGGACTTCGGCTGGCGGAGTTGCAGAGCCCTCGTCAGGAGAGGACTCGTCCTTGGCGGCGAGGGCTTCCGCAAGAGCAGCCTCGGCCGCGTCCGCACGAGCGTGCGCCGCTTCGGCATCGGCCTGGGCGGCAGCGAGGACCTTAGCGTCGGACCCCTTGCCGCTTCCGGCCTTGAGCATGTCGTCGGGCACTGTCGACACCAGCCGAAGCCGCTGCACGTGACCGTTGATGACTTTGTCGGGCACGATATCGCCGCGCTCGTAGACGACACCCGACAGCTTGCAACGGCGCTGGGCGACGTAGGCCATCAGCCGGAGACGATGTCCTCGAAGAAGACGCCCAGTTCGGGAGCGACGACCTTGGGATCCCAAGCCGTACGGACCTGGAACCAGTCGGTCTTGGCCCGCTCGTCGCGGCCACGCTCAACGCCCACGCGGGGGTCATCGGCGCGAGCACCGAGCAGACGACGCCACGCGAAGTGGTAACCGCCCGAGGGCATCTGCATCGAGGGAGCGGAGGCGGCGTAGACCAGCAACGCCGAGTTCGGGTTCAGGATGCGCTCGTAGGTAGCAGCGGATTCCTGAGCGGCGTTGGTCTCCATCTCGGGGCCGGAGTTCCAGACGGCACCGGGGACGAGCACCTTGTCCACGTCGAAATAGCGGGCGAGGACGGCCTTGTTGACGATGCGGTCGTCGGTGGTGGCGAGGCGGCCCAGGAGCAGCGGGTGGTTCTTGAGCCGCTTGTAGACGTTGCGACCGAGGACGAGCACCCGGGGGGCGAAGGCGTCGCCCACCTGGTCACCGACGGACAACTGCGCCTCGTCGATGTCGAGCACCGGGTTCGAGTCGTCGTTGTCCCACTGCAGAAGCTCGCCGGTGCCCGGAGCGGCGGCCACACCGGTGAGGTCCGTGCCCCAAATCCCGGGGCCGAAGTAAGCGTTGGACCACTTGCGGTCGGCGTGGATCAGGTGTTGGTTGACCAGCAACCGCACCTTGGCCGCCTCGATGTCCACCGGGAAGACCTCATCGGCACGCTCCCGGTCGTCGATGAGGGCCTCCAACGCCTCCTCCTCGACGTGATAGTCGTCCTCGGAGACCTTGAACCCGACCTGGCGGGGGTATCCACCGAGGGGGCGAGGGCCGACCTCGTCCCGCAGGAAGTAGCTACGCGGGAACACCTTGTACTTGCCGGTGCTGAGGTTGACGGGGACGGTCGGGAAGACCTGGTGGGCGACGAAGTTGTCGGCGTTGTCGTCCATGAACGCCAGAGCGACGTTCGTGAGCAGCTCGCTGGGGCGACCTGCTTGGCGGGGAGTGGGTCCGGGCATGTGTCAGTGTCCTTTCGGGCTCAGGCGGCCAGGCCGCCGAGGCGGATCTCGGCAGCTACGACTTGACCGGACGCCGTGGCCGCTTCGAGGGCTCGGGCGATGACGTTCTGGCCGGTCGTCGCCGTCACCAGCCGACCGTTGGCGTCGGAAGTGAGCAGCGCCCGGTTCGTGAAGGCGGCACCGGCAACGACCTTGGAGACATCGCGGGTCTTGATAGTCCCGGCCTCCCCCGTTGCGGGGTCGTCCTGAAGGATGCCGATGCAGTCGGGATCGTTGGCCGTGCAGAGCGAGATCCCGGTGGCAGTCCGCTGCACGGCGCGGTACTGACCGGTCCCGTCGGCGGAGTAGTCCGCATCCGACGGGTAGGCGACGTAAGCGCCGTCCTGTGAGTAGGCACCACTCATCTCAGCGACCTCCTTCTTCCTGGCTCTGCGCTGCGACCAGATCGGGGTTCATGGCCATGGCCTTGGTGAACGCCTGGGCCGGCGTGAGCTTCGGGTCCGCCTTCTGGATCTCGGCGGCCTTGGCCTCCAAGCCCATCATGGCGTCGGACGTGACGCCCTCGCCGCCCCACTCCTTGAGCACGTCGGACTGCTTGACCACCGCGGCGCCGGCGCCGAGTAGGCGGTGGATCTCCTTCGCCACTGAGGGGTCGAGATGCTCGTCGACCGCCCGCAGAGTCGTGGCCAACGTCTCGGGACTGGCCGGGAGACCGGCGTAGTCGGCGGCCTTGGTGAGATATTCCCGGCTGAGCCGGGCGTCCTTCTCGACCTGTGCCGCCTTCTCGGCCTTCTCGACCTTCTCGGCCAGGTCCGACAGATGCTTGCGCACTTCGTCGGGCAGGGTGCCGACTGCCTTCTCGAAGGCCAGATCCTCGGGGGTCTTGCCCGCGGCCTTGGCGACGGCTTCGGCTTCGGCCTTCTCGGCCTTCTCGGCGCGCTCATTGGCAGCGGCGATGTCGGCCTCGGCCTTGGTCAGTCGCTCCTCGACGGTGAGCGTCTCGCCCGCCTCGATCTTCTTCGTCACCGCTTCGAGTGCAGCAGCGGCTTCGGCCTTCTTGACCTCGTCGGTCTTGGGGATGTCGGTCTTGGCAACTTCGGCCATTACGGCTCCTTCCGTGTCCGCGGCGAGCGCCGCAACGATCTCCGCAGAGAGGGGCTCGTCGCCCACTTCCTTCATCACGATCCAGCCCGGAGCTAGGTGGGCAGGCCAATCGACACCCGAAACCTCACTCATCGTCGGCTCGACCAGTCGCTTGGCTGTTGCTCCCATGCAGGCTCCTTGAAAAACAAAAAGGCTGCCCTTTCCCCCGATCCTTGCGGTGGGGGAAGGGCAGCCTTCTGGCTCCCGTGTTAGGTACGAAGATTACACATCTAGGGAGACGGAGCGCGGATACCGCCTTCGGTGCCGATCTCGGTCGGGTCTACCAACGGGGGCGTTCCGGTGTTGATGACGAGAGCGGGGTAGGCGCGGACCTTCCCGCCAGCGGCCGACAGCCGCACGTCGATGTGCTGATTGGGGTAGCGACGAACCATGTCGAGCACGTCTTGAGAGAGAATCTGGCGCACCCAAGCCTGGATGATTGGGTGAACTCCGTCAGTTGCCAAAGTGCGCGCCTGTTTTGGCAAAACCGCAGGTCAGCGAAGTGGACCACCGCGCATTTTTCACGCCCGCGGGTCGTCTCTGACCCACACCGCTCCGCACCTTCGACAGCCCCCGGTCCAGTCCCCGTCGAACCGATCGGCCCGAGGGTGACCAAAGATGCGATGCCAGATCCGGCGGTAGTGCTCGACGGTCGGCGGCCACATGGCGAGCACCCCGCAGACCCAACACACCAGAGCTGAGAACACGATCCTCAATCGTTCAACTCGACCACAAGACGCTGAGCGCGGCCGCCGAACGAGTAGCCACGAATCAACCCCTTCTGGACGAGAGGCCATCCGATGTCGTTCCAGACGACGCCCATGAACGGCGTCCCGGCAGCGAAGGTCTTCGTCACGGTCTGCCCACCGGGCAAGGATAGGGGAACGGTGACGGGGCCGGGCATGCACAGGAGTTCGACGCATTCGCCAATCTCGGTACCGCCGAAGTGCTGAAGGCGGATGGCCCGATCACCCTTGCGGACGTAGTCCCAAACCGATCCTTGTAGGTCGTTGCTCGTGACGTACTCGCCGTGAGCATCGAGGTTGTCGAGGGTCGGGTTGTCCGTCGCCGGGTAGAGCGGGCCGAGGGTGAACTGCTTGGTCGCGTCAGCCTTGGTGACGATCGACTTATACAGGGGCCCTTGGCTGTCGTCCCCTCCGACTTCGGGGGTTCGGTAGATCCCCGAGAGGGGGATCTCGACCCGATCGGCACCCCAACAGAGCCAGACGGCGTCGAAGCGGACCGGGATCGCGTCGATCCCGCTGTCGAGGACGTAGTCGGCCGTGGACTCGAAGTCGGGCGTCACGTAGGCGAGGGTGCTATGAGGCGTGAACCCGTGGTTGTTGGCCACGTCGGCTCCCGCTGCTACCAGGGCGTCAACCACGTCCTCGCGGAAGGTCGAGAGTCCGGGCACGTCGGGCAGCGCCACCAACGGCCATCCTTCGCCGCGGTCATCGGCCACGAACCGGCCGATCCCGTTGTAGAGCCCGTCCATCGGCTCGGAGTCCGCGGCAAGGGCACGCAGGCTGGCCTCGATGTCGGCCCGCGCTCCCGACTGATCCGCAATGGTGCCCAGGAATGCGAGGGTGACGTGGATGTCCTCGGGTGCCGTCCCTCCGGGCAGTGCCAGTTGGTTCGCGACCATCGGGTGCGGATAGAGGGCCACCATGATCGACTCAGTGTCGTCGACGAGGGCTTTCGATACGTGCGTCGCTATGTGTCGGCGCATCGCCTTGGGCGAAAGAGACTTCCCACACTTCGGGCACGTTGATCCCGACTGCGAAATCTCATGCACGGTGGACGGTTGGTAGCCATCGGCCGACTGGAATCCGGCTTGGGTCGCCGTCGGGTCGGCCTTCGTCATCGGCCCTCGCACCACCACGACCGGCTTGCCTACCCTCACATCAGGAGCTGGTCTCGTCGGCCCATCGGTCGATGCGCCGTCATCCGGCCCGAGGTCGGGATCGAGGACGTAGTCGCTCGGGATGAACGGCATCGCACCGGCGTCGGCGATGGCCTTGGACTCGGCTGCGATGGTGTCCCACCTGGTTCGGTTGTCGGGAGTGTCGGGAACGCCGCTAGAAGCGAAGTCTCCACCGAGCACGATCGCCTGCATTATCCGCACCGACGACTCGCCGTCTCCTACCGACTCGGCTGCCTTTGCCACCTTCATCCCCTTGTCCAAGAATCGCTGCCAAGCCCCGGCGTCGAGCACCTTCCAACTTCCACCTTCGACCTTCTCTCCCACCTTGGTCGGTGGAGTAGTTGACGTGTCCCAGAGTTCGAGCTGGTCGAAAAGGTTGGCCTTGATGGCCGCGGGCAACACCCTACTGACGGAGGCGTGAGTGTCACGGATTACCTGGTGGGGCACCACCCGACCCGTCTGGCGGCCACGCTCATCGGAACGTTGGATCGCCGTGTTGGTGTCGACCGTGACGTACAGGCCCCGAGTGCGGAACCCGGCCTTGCGAGCTGCTTCAACCTTCGCGGTGAGCTTGGCGATGTCGGAGTCGCCGGTGCCGTCGAGGGTGTAGTCGATGCTCCCCTTCTGGGCGGCATGACTGACCTCGGATGACAACAGGGACGACTCCTCGTGGACGTAGGCGGCGGCCTTGGGATCTCGGGCCTTGACCATCTGGCCGTACTCGGGCAGGTCTGCCTTGAGCGCATCACCGTCGATCACCGCCCCGAACTGGCCCGCCGACGATCCAACGACCGAGGACTTGCCCGACGCCGGCCCACCACCCAGGAAGGTCGCCGTCGGGTTCGCCGATCGGGAGTGTCCCGCAAGGTGGTGAGCGACGATGTCGTCGTGGAGCTTCTGGCGCTCGGGAGTGAGCTTGCCGCCGGCGAGATACTTGCTTAGCGAGTCGTGCCCGGAGGCAACGGAACCAGCCGAGCCCGGTGAGCCTGGGATTGACGGGCTGTCGTGGGGACGATTCAGGTGCGGCAGGTTGGGACGATCGGCTCCGGTGATCGGCGCTCCGATGGGCAGACGGTAGAACTTCGATCCCTCGGCGGTTCGGACGTGGCGGGTCTTGTGGACCGGACCTCGCCGCAGCAACCAACCCACTGCGTCAGGATTCGCGATTCGCGAACGGTCCCCATAGGCGCTTGAAGATCCGCTTGGTGCCCGTCTCCTTGCGATCCTTCTCGACGACGGGGGCAGCGAGAGCAAAGACCGTCCCGGCGTCGTCGACCGGCCACAGAACGCCCTCGAACTCGTCTGGCACTGTCATGTCGACCGACTTCACGAACACGATCTCGGCCCCCATCCATCCGGGGTCCAGAGCATCGGCCGTAGGAGCCCACACGATCTGACGATCCATGACCTTCAGCACGACGCCCGCGTCCGTCTCGGACTCGTAGACGACTCGGCCGAGAGGATCGTCGATGGTGAGCGCCGGGCCTTCGGCCGAGAAGTCGACCCGCACGGTCACGGGTTCGACGGGGACCGATTCGCCGTCAACCATCACAGCCTGGGGAACGAGTGATTTGGTGGCCGCTCGGACTCCCGCCTTGGCCTCGCTCAACGCCATCGACTTCACCTTGAGAGCCTCCCACTCGGCCACCGCCGCTGCGGCCTTGGCTCGGGTGTCGGCGTTGACGTTCTTGCCCCCCGCGGCCCACTTCTTGACCTGATTGACCGCGGTAGCGATCGCCTCGGGAATCGTCATCCCCTTCTCGGTGTGGAGATGACGAGCGATGTGGTCGATGTATGTCGGCAACCCTCCTGCCGACTCAACCCAGTTGTCGGTCGGGCCCGGCGACTGTTCGAGGGGGGGCAGGGCATCCGCCGAGACCTTCTCGACCGGTTCCACGCCTTAGCTGGGCTGAGTGGTGGAAAGCCCGGCGGGGTGGAAGTTGGCGACCCACAACAGCGCGGTGGAGACGAGGTTCTTGCCACCATTGAGGGCGGTACCGAAGGTGCAGCCATGCACCATCCCCGAGTTGGCGTTGTCGCCGTTCAAGAGGATGTGCGCGGCTGGTGCGGTCCCATCCGCCAACCGCAGGAAGGTGCTGTCGCCGATGTCGAGATCGCGGAATCGGGTCGTAATGACGCCACCGCTCTCGGCGAAGTCGGCCGCGGAGTTGTCGTGGAAGAGGCACTTGCGGAACCGGGCCGAGGCGACCGCGCCATAGTCGGTAGCGGCGATCTTGACGCCGTTGGTGTTGTTCGCGATCTCGCAGTCGGTGAAGAGGGCATCGTCACCCCTGCCGTGGGTGGCGGCGCCGATCTGAGCGACGGTGCCGAGCGTGAGTTTGACCCCGTCGGTGCCGCCGATGATCTTGGAACCCATCACCCGGGTGCGGCGACCTCGGTTGAACAGCCCGGCTCCGGTTCCGGCACCATCGCAGACGAGGTTGACGATGGTGCAGTCGTCCGCTTCGATCGTGAGCGCCGTGGCGTTGGTGGCCGTCGGGGCCAAGGCGCAGGCTCCGCGGTTGCCGGAGCCGACGACGGTGAGGTTGCTCAGGGCTCGTGGGATGACGACCGCTTCGTCACGCGTCCCCGGCCCGAGGTAGATCGTGTCTCCGGGGGAGGCTCGGTCCACGATGTGCTGCACCGAGTCGCCCGCGGCCACCGAGAAGTTGGCAGCGAAGGCGGATCTTTCGGCCAGAGCAACCGCCAGTGAGTCGAGCGGGATCTGGATTCCGGCAGGGGTGAAGTAGCTACGACCCATGGCGGGCCTCCCTCTCTCTAGGCGGTGACCCGCACAGGGTAGACCGTCATCCGGGGGAGCGGTGGGATTGTGGGGCTATGCGATCGGCTTCGGCGCTTCTTCCGGTCCGAACCAGCCGTTCAACATCTGCGCGGCCAGGGCCTCGGCCTCTGACCTGGTGATGTTGTCGGGGATGTCGAGGACGACCCCACTGCTCTTGTCTGGTTCGCTCATTTTCTGCCTCCCGTACCGAAGGTTGGAATCTCCGTGTTGGTGTCCAGGTGGAATATCGCCTGTTCATCCCGCATCCTACCGAGGGCGATGGCCTTACGTCGGTTTGCTCGTGTGTTGGGGAACAGTTCGGAGTGGTCGAGGACGACTTCGGAGTGCTCACGGTCGTACCAACCGCCGAGACGGATCGCCGGGTTCTCTCGCTTGTGGGCGCTCACGGCCATGATGTAGTCGGCCATCCAAGTCCGAGCCGCCGTGCGGTCCGATGCGATCTCGGCCGCGGAGCGGATCGACGTGTGACCGGGCACGCCGACCACATAGCCCGAGGTCTCGACCCGTCCCGAGTCGGGGTTGATGGTGAACCCCCCGGCTTCGATCAGAGCCCGGAAGAGTCGCCGGAACCCCGACACGCTGTTCGGGCCGCGCCGGCCATGCGAGCGTTGGTCGTGGAGGTCACCCAGGTGCTTGAGGGTGTTCGGCTGGCCCAAGACCCGAGGATGTGCGGAGTGCCACGGACCCGCCTCGGAGGCGATGGCGAACCCGGTGTCGAGAGCCAGCGAGCGGATGATGTCGTCGACCGGCCGGTTCTCGGCCTTACGCACGAGGTTGCCATGGGAGTCCCACGGCGAGCGGATAAGCGCCTGGGGCAGCAGGACGGACTTGCCGGTGCCCGGGCTCCCGGGCGCACCAGCCCACATGGCGCTGTTGTGAGAAGCGAACCCCTCGGCGATGAAGGTCCGACTGCTCGTCTGTAGGGCAACGACCTCTTGTTCGCCTACATATTCAATGCCGGTGACTACCGCCCACGATGATCCATGGGTTACGGACGCGCCTCTCTTGGCTAGATCGCCTCCCTCCCAAAGGCTCCGTGAGTTCTGTAGGAGACGCCGAGGCCGAACCCGACCTAAGACTTCCATCGACTTCCATCGACCGCCCTGCACGGTCAAACGGACTGTGTGCTGTTCGTATGGATTGCCATTCGGAGTGACGGTCGGCCGCGGTCGACCAGTGGGGATTTCCACGATGATGTCAATGCCGAGCCGCTTGAACACCCGCTGCGCCTCGTCCAGAACCTCTCCGGGGTTCTGTGACACCGCCACCCGAGTTTCGCTGACCCATCCTTCGCCGTCGAGCAGGCCCGCCATATACCCGCCATCGCGAGTGTTCTCGGTCACCCACGGCTTCGCCGTCCATGTCAGCCGGTCGCCAACACGAACGTCTTTGGTGTCCCGCCACTCTCTGGCATGGTCCGTTCTGTTGATTGCTACGAACCCGTGATCCGCGCTGGCAGTGATCTCGCCATGGTCGGTGATGATCCGATAACAAGGCAGGCTCTTCCGAGCGACGCCTTCCACGACGGACGACCGCAGATGCGACGATCCGCCTCGCCCGCGACCGCTGAGTTGTTCGTCGAACCCCACAAGCTCATCATCGAGATGCAGGTCACCGGCCCTGACCCATGAGAGATCGGCCAAAAGGACCAAGGTGTCCGGCGTCACGCAGTTGACCCCGTGGTATTCCGATGACATGGCGTCACGGCCGGGCCCGTCGTACATCGACATGTGAGCGAGCCACGCCTGGTACTCCCCGTGACGGTCGAACCCTCCGCCGATCCCGGCGTGCCCGAAAACATCGTGGACGGCGCGGAACCGGTCGTACTCCTCGACGCTGAGCAGCGAGTGGATACCGCCGAGCCCGGACTGCACGGACATGTGGTGGTTGCGGCGGAGGTCTTCGGCTTGGGCCTCGGCCGAGGCGTAGGGCTCGCCGGGAACGAAGTCGACCTTGATCCCGAGCCCGCCACGCGAGGTCGGCCGGGTGATGAAGTCGTACATCTCGGCGTTCTGGCGCTTGAAGTCGTCGAATGCTTGGCGCACCCGAGGATTCGTAGCGGCGTCGGCGGCCCCCTCGAAGGCTCGGGCCACATGATCGGCCTTGGTCGGGTCGGCCTTCTGCGCCGAGATGTCCGCTTGGGGCTCGGGCAGGTTATGGGCAGCTCGGTATGCGGTGGCGCCCTTGGCGATGAAGTCGACGGGGGCGTACCGCTCTCGGAGCCCGAACATCATCTCGTGGCGTTGGGCGGGCGGCAAGGCGGCGGCGACGCGTCCCTGCCATGCGAAAAGGGCCTCGCCCGGTAGCCGCTTGTTCTCGCTCAGCAGACGATCCACTTGGCCGATCGGTGACCCGATGGGCAGCTTGAAATGGGTCTCACCCTCCGGTGTCCGAACGTGACGGGTCTTCTGGACACTGCCGCGCAGGATTGCCACTCGCCTACCAACGCATCCCATCAGTTGGTAGTCCCGGCTTGTGAGATCCCGAGGTCGTGAACGATGACGCTGCATCGGCAGGCGACATGCAATGGGGATGTCTCGGCAACCAGGTCGCCCGAGCGGAACAGGCCGTGGAGTCCCTCCACCCGCTGATGGTTCAAGGGCTTACAGAGGGGACAGACTCGGCGGCCACGCTTGGATACCTCGGGAGCGGTGAGCCACTCCTTCTCGACATGAAGCGACAGTCCCCCGGTGGTCTGCATGTCTCGGTAACCCTGTAGGCGGCCCTGGGATGTGGCCGTGATCGACTCGGTTCGAGCAATGGCGTCGGCTCGTCGATCGAGCAGGCGGTCCCGATAGGCGTCGGCCAGTGTTCCCGCGGTCCGCGCTGGCGTGCCGGTGGCCAATAGGCGCTCCCGGTATCGAGCGACGGCGATGCTCCACTGTTGGGTGAGCCCGACCATCTGGCGCACGTCAGCGGCGATCGGCTCAACTCCACGGCCACGGATGAGCCCATCCACGACCACCTGCTTGATCCCCTCACGGGTTGATCGGTCGATGTCGACCACCCGATCCGCGGCGAACTGTTGCGCCCACTCGACAGCCCGAACCGGGACCATCCCCACCGAATCCTTGAACCCACGCTCGGCCAACGCGGCCAGGGCTCGCACCACTGAGGCCAGCTCCCCGGTGAAGTCGGCCCCGTCGATCGCCCGGCGAGCCGCCGTCGGGTCGTAGTCCGCTCGAAGCGCGTCCAATACGACTTGGCGGGCCGCGGGGCGCATCGCCGCGAAGGATGCGATCAGGGTGGCCTTGAGTTGGCGTTCGTCCTCGGACGAGTAGGCCAGGACGGCCCCCGGATCAACCGGACCCACCGATGGGACGGGCGCGGCCTTGGTTGCTCGGCTCGGCCGTGCCATGAACGTCATCGCCGCGCAGTCTACGAGGGAGGTCGGCGTCGAACCTGCTTCGCCAACAGGTAGATCGCGCCCACCACCAACCCGAGGGCGTAGATGCAGGCGTAGAGCACGCCAGCAAACACCAGGATGACCAAGTACCCGAGGCCGAAGGCGACCGGGTGACGAGGGGCGTAGACGACCTTCATCCGGTGATCTGCCTGGGATCGGCAAAGGGGAAGAACCCACGGCGCGGGGGCCGAGTAGCAACGACCGTCACTTCCTTGCCAGCGACCCGCTGCCAAGTAACCGTGCGCCCGTCAGCGAGCTTCAATTCGTAGATCACAGTCCGACCTTCGGCACATCAGGCACCGCCCCTGGGCGTTTCGTCGCCCAGGGGCGGTGCATCCACCCACGGCTGCACCGGATCGCCGCAGTCGCCTTCAGGCCCGAATGCTTGATGGCAAAGGTCTTGGATCGTGGCCTGGCGCTCCCGCTCCTGAGCGCCTAGGCGGTTGAGTTCGACGATGGCGGAATTGGCCGTCGGGATTAGGGAATCGACTGCCACTGCGGTCCCACCGGTGACGATGGCGAGCGCGACGACGGTCTCGATGAGCTTCATCGTCCGACCTCGGAGCATTGGCAAGCCAGGCATTCCGGTCCGGTCGATGTCCTGCGCCCGCATGTGGTGCAGATGACCTTCATCGTGACCCCTGCCCCACGGCGCATAGACGGTCGAGCAGGTCACGCGCCGATTTTTGGAGCGACAACTTCGTAGGAGCCACGGCTGCCCAGGCGGCTTCCCTGGCGGCTTCCCCGGCGACTGCTGAGCGGCACTCGGCATAATCGCCCCAATTGACGCCGAGCCATTCAATATCAGAGTCCGGGTCCAAGATCCCGCCCAAGGTTGCTTCCGGGGGGATCACGTAGACCTTCTGGGTACCTGGCTGCTGCTCATCCCATGAGCCGGTGCGACACGGGTCGCCATCAGCGTCCATCGTGAAGATGCCGCTATAGCCCTTTGCGTCGTCGGAGGCGGCCAGTTGGGCTTTGGTGGCCGGGCCGATGTAGTCGGCGGTGTCTGCGTCGTACAGACTCCCGTAGGGGTGGGGGGTTGTCGTGGTCATCACTTGCCTCCTTGGATGGCTTCGGCGGCGTCCGCCAGAGTCCGGTGAGTGTCAGCAGCTATCGGGTCATCCGTCAGGTAGGCGACCCATCCGGCAGCGTTGTGAACGATCGTCCATACGCCGTCACGAGAGCGGTATTTACCCGCCTCAATTCGGCGCAGGGCCGTCTCGTTCGCCATTTCGTTCCTCCCTCTCGTGTTGGACACCTGTTATAACGCAGGGGGGTGCGGTTCGATTCCCGTCAGTTGGAGCGACGGGCCAACGCCGCCAGAGCATCCTCGACCAGCTTCGGGATGTCCTTGGCCTGCCCGGCCGGGACCAAGATCGGCGGAGTCGGGATGCCCTCGGCAATGAAGATGAAGGCGACGGACCCTCCACGGTCGTCGAGCGCAGCAGCGACCACGACCCCGTCGGCCTTGTACATGTCGGCATTGACCATGACCGGTTCGTTCAGGTTGCGGAACGGGCGCTTTGTGCCCCTCTTATCCTCGTCGGTCATCGGTTCGGGCTTCCCTTCGGATCGCTCGGCGGGCTGCAATACCCGACTGGAATGCGGAGAATGTCGAGGTCAGTCAGGTCGAGGTTGCGATCCACGGAGATCAAAGGCATGTCTCCGACCCTCACCCAGAGCATTCCTGGCGGCGCTCCGAAGCCGAGCGTGCCGATTACCCGGTCGGTCACCACTCACCCGCCAACTCATGGATTTCGTCGACCTCGCCCAAGTCGGCGTAGTCGCCGTCGGCAGCGACCATGGCCGGGTGACAGCATTTGTCACAGAGCAGCGTAAAAGTATCCGGCACCGGGCGTTCTTCGAGGATCTGGTTGAGCAGTTGGCGTTCGTCTTCGTGACCCCCCCAATGGTCGGCAAGGTCGCGGACATTGCCTAAGTACCCGGTACCGACTACCCGCGCCAGCAACCTACGCACCAGACGGCCCACGGTGTCGGTCGTGGGGATGGCGTACTCAAAGAGGTCGCAGTTGGCTTCGTCACCGGTCTGTCCGCAACGGGCGCAACGCGGTTCACGCATCCGCTTCTCAAGCTCGCCCAACTGTTCATCGGTCGGTCCTGGTTCGTAGGTCAATCGTCACTGTCCTCTCAGTCGGTTGGATCGACTACAGACAGACTAACGCACCAGGGTGCGGTTTATTGCACCGGGCCGTTGGGGATGACCAAGTTCGAGCGGGCGGCCATCGAAATCTCGATCAGGGCCTTGCCGATCGACTCGGCATGCGCCGGACTCAAGAAATAGTTCTGCACCCCGAGCGGTGTCGAGATCCGCAGGATCGTGACCATGTTGCCGTCGGGGCCTTGGGCCTGCCCCACGACCACCAACGTCGGCACCGGTCCAAGCTCGACCTCGGGCGGGGCGTCGTAGATCGGACGATCTCCCAAGTCGCTCACGAAACACCCTTGAGCTTGGTGGCCCTGCGAACAGCCCGGTTCGGCTTGGGCGTCTCGGCTTCCTTCGCGGCATCGGATTCGGCCATCTGAGTCTTGAGCGCCTCCCACATCTTGGGCCATGTCTCGGTCGCGAAGACTGCGAGGTCGGCGAGCTTCATCTTCTGCTCGCCCATCCCTACCGCCTCGATCTCGCCGTTCTCGATGTCGAGTGCGTAGCCGAGCGGGCGCACCACGAAGCCTTCGAGGAAGAGTTGCCGTGCCATAAGTCACCTTTCGTCGGTTGGAGAGCCCGACATTACCGCCTATGCCCTGGATCGTCTCCGAGCGGTGGCGACCAGTTCATAGCTCTGCGGCTCGCGTCCGACCTTGACCCCGGTGAAGCCCGCCGCCCGAAGCGCCGCCCGGAGGCTCCTGGCCGTGAACACGATGTGGTGCGCCATGTGGGTCTGACCAGCAGCAACGCTCGCTTGGTGGCCATGGATCATGTCATAGGGCGTGATCGGCCCCGAAGGGGACTCGTAGGCCACACCATGGAGTCCCACCATCTCCACGAGGTCGTCGATCGCATCGCCATCGGGCACTCGGATCTCGACAGTGCCGCCGCAGCGCAGGACATATTCCATGCCCGCCAGAACTGTCGGCACGTCCTCGGGCTCGAAGTGCTCCAAGGCGTGCGAGCAGTAGATAGCGTCGTATTCGTATCCCGCGCCCAGGTCCATCAGCTTACGGGCGTCGAGCACCACGTCGACATCGGGGCCGGGTTCGATGTCGAGCAGGACGTGACGCCATCCTCGGTAGGTGTCCGGCAGGGGGATGTTCTTGGAACACCCGCCGACGTTGAGCACGGTCTTGTCGACCGATTGGTGGGCGAAGGCGAGCGCCGGGTTGAACATGTCGGCGGGGACGAGGGTTTTGAGCTTGGTATGGCCGACCTGAACACCGCCATGGCCCCACACGGTCAGGCCGCAGCGCCGGGCCCGCTCGCAGAAGGTCACGTCCTCGCCGGCGTGGGACGCCCCGATCACGTCGTGAGCGAACCAGGCCCACGGGTCATCGTTGGCGCCGTCGAACATGACCTGTAGCGCCTTGCGGTGGATCAGGGTGAACCCCATCCCGACTACCCCGAGCGGAACCACGGCCTGGGTATCGAACTCGGTGACGGGTTCGACCTGGCCGTCGGGCCGCAAGCTCATCCAACACGGGCGCAGAGCGTTGTCGGTACCGAACCATGTGACGTAGCAGCCCCCGATGATCCTCGACCAGTCCCCCGCGGCCTCGTCGATCAGCGCGTAAACGTCCTCGGGCTTGAACGTGATGTCCCAGTCGAGCATGAGCAGCCAGTCGGCTTCGGTCCGCAGGAAGGTCTTCACGACTTCATCGCGGCCTTGGGCGATGTAGCCGGACTGAGCGGCGACATAGCCCATGAGCAGGCGCCTACCGTCTGGCGAGCCGTCGACGTGAGCGAACTGCCAGATCGAGTCGAAGAAGGACTGTTGGATGAGGGCGATTCCGCCCAATGGCTGGGGCAACCACCCCAAGACCAGCGTGTTGGTTAGCCGATCTTCGCCGCTCTTAGCCATGATCCGAGGTTGATCGTAGCGGAACCGGCCAATGTCGAGACTGTGCCCACGATGGCTCCTCGGACCTGCACAGTGCCGGTATGCGAGGTCGCCGTTCCGGCCACAACTCGACCTCGAAGGAGCACCCCGGCAGTGAAACCCGAGGTCGTGAGGATGCCGGTCTGGCTCGTGTTGATCTGCGTGAAGTACGCCTCCTTGTTGGCTGCGCCCGACGCCGCAGACGAAATCTGCGCATAGAGCGTGGCCCCCGCCGGCGCGTTGATCGCCAACGACAACCCCGTGGCCGAGGTTGAGGCAATGTTCGCCGGGATGAAGGCGTCGAACAGGTAGGACAGGTTCGGGCGTGCGATCGGGAAGGACAACCCGCCGATGTCGGCCAGTGTCGTAGCCGAGAGCGTCTGACCGGCGGTGGTGGCCGAGGCGTATTCGTTGAGCCCCGTCCCCAGGTTGTCCCGCACGAGCTTCTCGGCCGGGAGCGTGACCGAGCCGTTGTCGGTGATGCCGACGGTGTCGGTCTCTGTGCCGCGGTTGTTGAAGATCGTGTAGCGGGCATAGGTGCCAGCCTGCACGTTGATGGAGTTGGCGTTGGCCCCGAACTGCGGACTGGCGATCGTCCCGAAGGCGTTGCCCTCGATCGAGAAGGCGTGAGTGGCCGCCGCGGTGGTGCGAATCCCCGCGGTCGTGTTGCCCGCGATACGAGAACCTCGCATCGACCAGTCCTGTGCGGCCAGAGCTTCGAGCCCGACCGCGTTGCCGAACACGTCGCAGTTGAGGAAGTCGACGCCAGCGACGTTGGCCGAGTTGAGGACGATCCCGGCCACCGTGCATGAGGAGAACCAGCATTGGGTGAAGTGGCATCGCAGGACGGCTCCGGTGCCGGTAGGGGCCACGTTGAGTCCGCGGATGGAGTTGTCGAAGAAGGTGTTCGAGGCGTAGATCGACGGCACCGACTGACCGTTCCCCGGGATGATGTCGAGCGCGTTGGCGGCGTTGATGATGTCGTTTCGGCCGGTGAACGTGAGCGACGCGCACTGAGTGACCTGGACCCCGAACTGACCGGCGGTGTTGCCGCCTTGGATCAGCAGGTTCGAGATCCGCTTGTCGTTGGCAACGGCGGCTCCGTCGACGAGAATCCCGCCTTGGCCTGTCAGGGTGAGACCGGGGTAGCGGATCTCGATGTCGTCGAACAGGTGCTCATGGTCACCGGAGTGGATGGCGACATACTGCGCGTAGATGTCGCATTCACGCATGAACCCGTAGAGCGAACCCGACCCACCGCCGGCCTGGGTCGAGTTCGGGAAGTCAACGCAATACCCGCCCGTCCGGGCCACCAAGGTGTCGAACCCGCAGTTGGTGAACCCGCCGCCCCAGTTCCGCCACTGGAACGCCGTGTTGGTGGCGTGGTTCGTCTTGAAGATCGTGTCCTTACGCCCAGCCCCCTGGAAGACAAGGTGGGTCGTGATGACGTGGGTGCCAGTCGTCGCACACTTGTATGTGCCCGCGGGCACAAACACCCGAGAGACTCCCGCCGCCACTGCCGCGGTGACGGCGGCGGCGATGTCCGTCGCGCCCGTCGGGTCGGCCCCATAGTCGGTGACGAAGTTGGGAAGATAATTCAGCTTGGTCTTGTCGGATGCACTCAACATGCCCTGCAACGAAGTCGTCGCCGGGTTGAGCAGCGCAGTCTCCGCCGCAGCATCCGCAGCAGCAACGAAGGCCAGGCCCGCATTCGTAATGGTCTTGGCGACGAGGTTCCCGGTTGACCCGCGCGCCGGGAACGTGTTGGCCGCGAACACGATCTGACTCACCGTGTCCGCACCGCTGCCGATGGGGACCGCGTTGGCAACCCAATCAGCAGCGGCTAGGGCGGTGAGGGTGGCGTCGACCGGTTGAGCACCAATGGCCGCGGGAGTGATGGTGGCGCTCGTCACCGCGGTCAACTGGCCCTTGGCATTCCAGGTGATTACGGGAGTGACGCTGGTTGAACCGATCGGCCCACCGCCGGTAATGACGGACGTGAGCGAGAATGTGGTGCCAGTCAGGGTGATTGAAGACCCGTCGCCCGAATAAACAGCGCCGTCTCCGGTCTGAACCCAGGTCTGCGGGTCGGTGCCTAGGGTCGTGACCGTGGCGGTCTGGGTATATGTGTCGCCAGCCAGAGTTGCGCCCATTAGGACCAAGACCGAGGCGTTGGTGACTTCGGAGGCGGCGTTCGTGTCCAGCGATCGAGTCCACGCCCCAGCGGCAGCTAGATAGACCCCATCATCGGCCGATGCGGACTGGTTCTTGACGAGGACGCGTTGCCCGGCCGTGAGTGCTCCGGTCCACTCCCCGCCGCCCTGAGTTGCGAGGCCCGAGAGCGTGACGTTGGCGGTCGTGCCCCATAGGGCCGGGTCTTTGTTCGCTCGCCCCTCAACGGCCGCAGTCAGTTGGCCGAGGTTGATGGCATCGGTCGTGGCTACCCCGTTGGCGAGGTTCGTGATCTTCTGAGAGTTGAAGTTCACATCCGCCGTCGGTGGGTGAGCGGTGAAGATTTGGTCCGGGCGCCCGGTGGCGATTGTGACCGCGGGAGCCGTTCCGCCGAGGGTGACCGAAGCGTCAGCCGCGGTGACGGACTGGACGACCGCTGTGGGGGTCCAGGCCGACCCATTCCAGACCAGACCGTTGTTCGTGCTCGGTGCCGAAGCCGAGACCGCTCGACCTTGCAACGCCACCACGGTTAGAGCAATCCCACCGGTTCCCGTTCCAGTGGCATCGCCGGTGAAGGTCAGTGATTGGGTGGTGGTTTGGGCGCCGTTGGCGTCGTAGACCTTGAACCCGTCGTCGTGAAGGGTCATCGACCCGCCGGCGGGGATCGACACCGACAGGATGCGGTGGGCGGCGTCGGAGCCGTCGATGTAGAGCGAGACCGCCTGAGCGGTCACGGCGTTGTTCGAGAACTTCGCGGCCTTGACCAACGCCATCGTCGAAGCTGGAACCGTGTAGAGCGGAGTGGTGGCCGCGTTGGTTAGGAGCTGGCCCTGAGCGAGCTTCTTGAAGGAGTCAACGCCTGCAGCCGATATCTCATCGCCAGTGAGTGTGTAGGTGACCGAGGAACCCGACGCGGCCGAGCCCTGGATCGTGGCGCCAGCGCCGAGGTAATCCACCAGTTAGGCGGTGAAGGTGGCGAAGGTCCGGCCGCCCGACGACCCACCGGCATCGATCCAGGCCGTGCCGTTGTAGACCCGCACCTTGGCCGTATTCGTGTTCCAGTACAGATCACCAGCAGACGCCGTGCCTGGGTCCGATGCCAGCGAGAGCAACTTGAGCGAGACGCCCATTGCCCGGTCAGCCATTAGCCGACCACCGTGACTCGGTACTGGTTCGACGTGGGGATGAAGTTGAACGCCACGGTGAGGTTGTTGGCGTCAGTGAAGACCACCGACGTGTCGATGATGGCCAGGCCGCTGGCAGCTTCGGCGACTTGGACGAGCGGCCACTGGTGCCCGAGCGCGTGGTTGATGACGAAGCTCGTGGCCGCGTTGTCCCCGATGGTGAAGCCCTTCCATCGAGCCACCACATCGCCGTCGACGGCGATCGAGTCGGCGGCGACCACAAGGCCGCCCCCAGGGCCTCCCGTGGCGAAGGCCGATCCCGCCACCACGTCGATGATCTGGCCGGTCTTGAGAAGGCCAGCGCCAGCCACTACACCCGGTACGGGCCAGGGACCGAAGGTCAGCGCCGTGGTGTTGAGCACGATGGGAGCATCCGTCGTAAGCATCCAGACCGAGTCGTGGTTCGCCGTCCCCTCGGCGACGGGAACCGTCATGCCTGGGGCGAACTCGGCCGACGTATCGGCATCCGAGGAGCGGGTCAGAACCCAGGGCGCCGCACCGGAGCCGGTCGCCGTGACCACGTACGGGCCGTTCTCCGAGTGCGTCCCACCAGGCCCCGAGGGGGGCGAGCCGCCGCCTTCGTAGAGAACGAGGACGCGGTCGCCGACGATCGGGGCGGTTCCGTCGACCGTGAGAGCACCGTTCGCCGAAGCAGTCAGGACGTTGCCTACGCGGCCATGGGCCGGAAGGGGGGCGGCGGTGGCGAGACGAGCCGCCATCTTGTAGGTCTGGCCCGCACTCACGGCCGAGAGTTGGCCGACGTTCACTCCGTCGCTGTCGGCGCTGCCTGCCGCCACGTTTATGGCCTTCTGGCCTCCAAAGTCCACCGAGGCCGACGGTGCCGCCATCTGGTCGAGCCGGTTGGTCCGCACCGCCGTGTTGAAGTCGCTGATCGTGGCCGCGACCTGGGTGCCGGTGTGGTTAGCCCGGGCGAAGGGGTCGGCCAGGAATGAAGTCCTCTGCCAGTTAGACCCGTCACTTGTGCGGGCGTAGCCGAGCACGGTATCGAAGTAGGTCCGACCGACGGCATGTGTCGGCGCGGTGGCCAGGTTCTCATACCTCGCTCGGAGGATCTGTTGAAGGGCGAGGTCGAGGTCGGCGCCTATGTTGCGTTGGGCCATGCGCTGCTCCTAACTGAGATATGCGTAGCCGCTGAAGGCCACGTTGAAGCTGATCGTGAGGGTGGAGTCGTCGATATGGTCGATCTGGCCATCCCACTGCTGGCCGGATGTGTCGACGACATCAACGCCACCCGGGCGATAGCCCAGCCCATGGTTCACCGTCCAGACGGACGCGGGTCCGCCGTTAGCGCCTTGATCGTGGGTGTAGTTGCCCCCCGAAGGTCCGACCGGACCAGTCGGTCCCACCGGACCGGTGACGTAGGGCGCGGTCACGATGACCGGAGCCGGCGCGGCCTCAATCACGACGGCCACGTCCGTCCCGGCGACGATGACGACCTCGGCATCCGCGGTGATGAGCGACATGTCCAGCACGGGATCGGCTTCCGTGACGAGGACCGGCCCGGAGGCCACGAGGGTCACAGGACCGTCACCCCCTGGCCGAGTAGGGCGTCGGACCGACTGACGAGGTCGCGCGTCTCAAGGTCCGGGCCGCCGCCGCGGGTCAGGACGAGATCCCACACGCCGGGCACGCCTACCGCAGCCGTCTGCGCCGGCGCAGCCGAGACGGTGACGAGTCCGCAGTCCGGCGAGTCCGGGTCCGTCTCCTGAGAGACATCGACGGTGAGCGTCAGGAGCAGTCTCCCCTCGATGTCGCGGACCTGAGCAGCTCCATCCCAACCGTCGAGAGGCACGCGGGTCGTGCCGTCGGCCTCGCGGAGCCAGAAGGGACGGGAGAACGTCCGGCCCGGACGAATCACGATGGCCCACGGAGCACCCTCGCCGATCGTGGTCAGATCGCTCACCCGAACATCCGCCCCGCCGAATCCCAGGGGTTGAGGGTGTCGGGCTGTCCGCTGGTCTGGGGCGCATTCCAGTCACTCGGCTGTGCATTCGGGTCGGGCGGCATCTGGTTGGGTCCGCCGTTGTTGCGGTTCTTGGCGTCGGGGGGCGGGGTCTGACCGGCTCCCATGTTGTCCTGGGCGCGGGGCGGGAGGTCCGCGATCTCACGCACATGGTCTTCGAGGTCGGCGTCGGGCACGATCGCCCCCGAGTTGAGTAAGACCGCCAAGGTGTCAGCGAACTCTTTCACATCGACCTGCTTCACCCGGCTCGGTCGCACGGTCGGGCACATGTTGAGGTCGAAGCCGTTCATGTCGAACAACCGCGGGATGGCATGGGCGTTGATGACGGCGGCGTCGGACATCGACCATGTTTCGAGGGCGGTCATGAACAGGTCGATCTTGGAGTCGGCAAGGTTGCGGGCACCGACACGTTCATGGCCGATCAGGAGCCAGTCGGCCAGGGCGCATAGGGCGATCTCGGCGTTGTGGCGGTTGATTACCTGGTCGATGTCGATCTGACGGCTGCCCGCCGAGGCCAGGAGTTCGAGTCCGAAGATGGGGTTGCCGTCCTCGTCGTAGTCCCGCGGTAGGACCAGGCCCTCCTTCTCATTGCGCCGGATTCCCTGCACGATCGACTCAAGGGCGGCAACGACGGCCTTTTCCTCGTCGGTAGCATCCTCGGCCAGATAGGCGCCGGGGACGTAAGCCACGGGCAGACCCGCGGCGTCTCGCTCGATGCCGATGGCCTCAACTTCCTCCATCCGGCGCTTGAGGTAGTAGGGGCGGTAGGCGGCCCGCAGGATGGCGTGGCCCTCGGGATTGTCCTTCTCGCCGCCCGTCTTGAAGTGCAGCGATACCGCTATCGGCACCATCACCGTGCCGGTGATGAGCGTCTGCCACAGGCCCTGGACGCCGCCCGACTCGTCGAACTCCCACCGCATCTTGGAGTCCTGACCCCGGATGGCCCATTTCCGCCATCCGAACAGGCCGTCCGAGTATTTCGAGGACGGAAGCGCCCCCGGTCGGTCAGGCTGCGGTCCGAGTCTCTGCTTGTAGACGGTTTCGAGCCACGACCACCCGTATTGGAACTTGGTTGCCACCTTCGCCATCGTCTCGGGCAGGCTCGCGCTCATGTCGTGGAGGCATTGCTCCACGAACTCGACCATCTTCTGCGCTTCTTCGCTGCCCTCGGGCGCGGACTCCGAAGGGTCCACCGTCCATTCGACCTTGCGGTAAAGGTTGCCGAGCGCGAGCAACATCCCGGCCACCACCGGGTCGTGACCCATCTCCTTGTAGACGTGGGGCGCCTGGTCACCGGCGAGCTGCGGGAGATATTCCTCGACGACGTAGCCGCCATATTGTCTGAGGCCGGTTGCACCGATCTCAGACGGAACGCTCTTGCGCCTGCCCTCGGCCTTGACTACGAGCGGGGCGGTGTCGGTGTCGACGGGCACGAGCGGAAGGTTAGCGGTCGGTACCGAAGGTGCCGCGGACCGGAACCGGAGGTTCCAGCCGTCTCGTCAGGTTCGCTCACCGAGAGTGGCGGATGAGGACCGACCCCTCCTGAAAATGCGCGGTGGTCCAACTCTGTGACCTGCACAAAGTCCAAATCCACCGCGCATTTCGGTGTTCACGCCGTGTGGTCAACCACGGGGCACACCGACCACGGTGAACAGGGGCGACTCGTAGAGCGACAGGAGCACGGCGTCGGCGTCGTCGGGAGAATGCCCGAGTCGCTCCTTGATGTCATCCTTGGACTCGACCTTGATGCGCCCGGCGGTGTCGACACCCCATTCGGACTCGGCCAACTCCACCATGACCCTCTCGCCGGCGTTGCCCTCTTCGCTCAGGATGCGCAGGTCGACGTAGCCCTTGTCGAGCTTGAGGCGCCCGACCTCCCACCAAATCTGATCGCGCAGCTTGGGGAACCCGGGGTGATCCTTCGTCCGCTTCTTGCCCGCCTTGCCCGCGTTGAACCGGAACACCCGAGCCTTGTGGCGTCCCTTGCGGTGAGCGGCGTGGAGCATGTCGGCCAGTCCGTGACCGATGCCGACGGTGTCGACGACGCATCGGGTAGCGCCTGTCTCGACCAGGAAGGGGATGATCTGCTCGCTCAGTTCGACGTGGTCGCGCACAAGCCACCGCCGCACCCGGCCGAGCGTGTTCCCGCGGCGCTCCCGAGCGACCGTCTGGTCCCCGCCCTCGGAAGCACCAACGTCGATGCCAACCACCACCGGCGTCTCGGCCATGGCCCGCTTCCACCATCGCTCCCGCTCCTCGGCGTCCTCGAACGGCAGGGCCTTCGAGCGGACCATCGACAGACGGATGAGCGATCCCGCCTTGTCCTCGGGTGCGATGGCGAGCACCTTGGACATCCACCGCGGATCGCTCGCGTAGCCCGGCCCGTACTCCTCCACGCGTTCGTCCACCCAAACCTTCGACACGCCGGCCCACCCGGCAGGCACCGGCTCGCCCGTGAACTCGGGAGTGTCGAAGGCGGAGATGCGGATGACGTTCCACCGCGATCCTGCCTGGCAGGCCCGGAAGAACGGCCCCGACGAGGTCAAGGGGTTGCCGATGGCGAGCACTCGGGAGTCCGTGTTGACCACCAGGTGGTCGACCGCCTCCCACAGCATCGACCCGACGGCATCGGCCTCGTCGATGATGACGAGCAGGTAGCGGGCGTGGAAGCCCTGAAAGGCGGCCGGGTTGGTGTTCGAGGGCTTGCGACCTACGCCGACAATCTGGTTGCCGATGTACCACTGAGTGAGGTTCACCCGGCCGATCAACTTGCCCTTCTCGTGGGCAATGTTGATCTCTTTCCACAGAATCATCCGAACTTGGTCCCCCGTAGGCGCGGTGTTTCCGCACCAGACGGGAGCCGCGCCCCGACGAACGTAGAGAACCTCGTTCGGCACCGACACGCAGTAGACCTTGCCCTGGTAATGCGAGCGAGACGCCACCGCCCGACGAGTGGTCGACGTGTTGAAACACATCTGGTAGATGGGATGGCGGCCCACGACCTGGCGCCCGTCGATGACCCCCCCGCCTCGTGGCAGACGCTTGGTGATGGATGCGTGAATCCCGATCTTTTGCGCGACCTCCTGAAGATCGTCAGCCAGGCGTTGACTCACCGTCCAGGCCTTCCAAGCACCCGAGGATCGCGGCCCTGGCGGGGCATAGTGGCCATCGCCCAACAGGTAGTACTGCAGCAGGATCGCCAGTTCGTCGGCGCCCCAATCCTTTACGGAGTCGGGGATGAACTTGTCAGGCGCCTTGCCGAGCGGTCGCAGCCACCGCCACAGGTCGGCGCAGGCGAAGTGGAACTGTCGACCTTGGGTGAACCCCGGCTCGCGCCCAAGCATCCGGGTCAATAATGATCGGAACGCCTGATAGCCCTTACCCGCAATTGGCTGCGTCAGGATGATCGGGCCGCCCAATCCATCCACTCTCCGCTTGCGCGGCCGATTGGTGGCTCGACGCTTGGCCGGAATCCCCAATGACCCCTCTGCCAGCCAGGCGCCCAGGAAGGCAGCGAAGTCCCGGGTCGCCCACTCGTAGCGCCCGAACCGCACCGTGGCTGGCGATCTCCCTCCCCACTTCGACACCGATGGGATTCGGACCCACCGAGTCCCGACATCGCCCGCAGGCTTGAGGATCTCACCCGATCGGCGCTGGTCCTCCCAGGCCAACAGCATCCGATGATTGGGCGTCACCCGCAGGTGCAGCCTCGTCGACTTGAAGTCAACGACCTCGCCGTCCCAGTCTTCTTCGTAATACCGAGTCGCGTGCTGCCATACGAACTCATGCGTCTCGCGGTCGCGGGTGGCGAACTCATCGCCCGCGGGCCCGACCACCACGGCGTCGAACCGTTTCCACCCGTCTCGGGTCAAAACCTCGGTGTCATCGGTGTAGCAGGAAATCACCATTGCGGCGCCCGGTGGGTGGGTCGAGAGCCACCACGGGACGAGCACCCCGCCAGCCGTCCACGACTTGCCTGAGCCGAACGAGGCAGGCACCGCGGTGTAGCGATGGTCGCGCACGGATTCGAGGATCTGGTCCTGGCGGGAGTAGGTCTGCGCCTTCAATCGCTTGCGCGCCCACCCGACGGGATCGGAGCGCCAATGGCGATCGCCGACGTAGGCGATGATCTCGGGGTCGTGGATGGCGTTCACGACCTCTTGCACTTCCTCGGGGGCGAGGGTCGCCATCATCTTGCGGATGCCCTCGTCGTCGGCGTCGAGGAGTTGGATGGCCAGCTCGGCCATCCGAGGGTCAGCTACGGCCAAGGCGGAGCGGGATGACTGGTTATAAAGGAGCCTTCGCCTCTTTCTATGCCGTCAGGACCGAGTTCTCCCTCACGTTTCTCGGGATTCTTCACGATCCGGCCCTCGTCGCCAGCCACTCATGCATCTTGGTGAGGCACTCGGGGCAGTCGACCAACGAGGCCGCGGCGGTGAAGCTCTCCATCGCCTTCGGGCCGGTGGTCGTGAACCCGCACTTACCGACGGTTCCCTCGGGGTTGCGGGATATCAGGAGATGGATCACGACCGAAACAGGAAGCCCAGAAGGTGCTCATGGAACGAGGACGCCATTTCCTCGGCTACCGATGGGCTGAACCCGTGGCCCTCAGCCTGTCGTCGGTAGCCCGCAACTGCTTCGAGCAGGGGAGTGACGTGGATCAGGACGGTTGCCATGGTCTTCGCCATCGCATCAGAGTCAGGGATCGTGTCCATCAGGGTTCCCGCCAGGGCAGCGGCTCGCCGTGGAGATAGACCAGCTCGGCGCACACGACGCACGTGACCTGAACCTGCGGCCCCTCGGCCCGGCAGAGATTGGCGGTGTCGAGCCCGCAGGCAGTCCGCTTGTGACGGCCCAGGTGGATGCACCTACAGGAGATATGGACCAGGGGCGGCGGAGTCGGCCTGTCGATGCGCGGGCGTTCGACGGTCGGGGTCGCCGTGCTCATGCGGATTCCGCCGTGGGAACGGGGTTCAAGGCAGGACGGGCCGAGGCTTGGACTTCGGTGTCGATCCGGCGAAGGCTCGCCAACCCGGTGATGATCTTGTCGATGTTGACGGCGACGGGGATCGGGGCACCTTCGGGGCCTGAGATTTCCATGGCTTGACGTTGGCGCCACCGTGGGCCGAAGCGGCGCTCGGCGAACCACTGAAGCGGGCGCACGTCGGGCGGGATAACCCGTTCGGTGGTCACCGAGTCCACTGATTCCACGACCTCGCCCTTGATGACGTGGTGGTTCACCTTGGTCGTGGTGGTGGTTTCGATGGAGGGTTGAAGGCCGGCGCGGCGGATGGCGGCGACTATCTCCTGTTCGGCCGCGGCCTCCGCATGGGCATATGCATCGGAAAAATCTCGACAGGCGACCTCGTGGGCCGTCGGTTCACGGTCTTGGACTTCCCAATGGCGTTGCCCGCCGATGAGCAGCCAGCCGTTGAGGGTGTCGGGGTGGACGTGGGCCATCTCGGCAGCGACGTTGAGATACTGGCCGTCTCGGATGGCGTTGACGATGGTGGTGGCCGAGGCGATGGTGAGCTTCGACTCCCGGCCTCGTCCTCGCTTACTGGGCGTGGTCGGTGGGCGCTTGCGGGGAGCCTTCGGTTTCGTGGTGGTCGCCATGGGCCTCCTTACCTTACGGGGTTGGGGGGCCAAGCGTAGCGGGGTGCGGTACCGATGTGGTCGGTCAGGCGCGAAACGAGGGGCCGACGATTGCTCCGTCCACTGAGCAGGTCGACCCCTCGTTCCCCATCCATTGGAGGCGGATGAGCCACGGTATCGGATCAGGCGGGAGGTTGGCAATCACCCTTCTGGACCAGTTGGCGGGCCGAGGCGATGGCCGAGTCGGCTTGAGCGAGGAAGGCTCGGGTCTGCTCATCGGTCGGGGCGGAGCCGATGTCGTGGAGTAGGTGACTGATGAGGTCGACGACAATCGTGGTGCCTTCGGTGGAAGCGTGATCCTGCTTACAGCGTTCGACGATCCGAAGCTCCCGGTCCGCCTTGATGGCGGCGAGGGCGGATTGCGCCTTGGCGATGGCCTCGGCGTTGTCGTTGGTCTTGTAGAGCGAGCGGGTCGCCGCGAACCCGAAGATGCCGATGAAGCTCAGGGACACGGCCAGGGCCGCGGCCAGGGCGCTGCGCACCACCCGGTGAGAGGCCACCCCAGGGAGCTTCATCGGGTCAGCGCCACGGCCAAGGTGCAGCCCAAGGCCAGGATCGTCGAGAAGGCGATGAATAGGAACTGCCATGCGGCCACGCTCCGTTGGCTCTGGCCTCGGGACAGGGTCGACTCGATGCCGGTTACCCGGCGGTTCATGTCGTCGAGTCTGGCTCCTACCCCGACCCCGATGAGTTCATCCACCTTGCCTTCGAGGCGGTTGACCTGGCGTGAGAGGGCGTCAATCGACCAGGTGACGGGAGAGAACCCGGGAGTCGGAGGCGTGGGCGGGGTGTCGCTCATGGAAGAACGACGAAGCAGCCGAACACGTCCTCCTGCACGACTCCATCCGCCTCGTGACTGAGCGGCGGGACGCCGGCGCGGCGATAGAAGTCGAGCACCGGCTCGGTGATGGCTCGGGCGTAGATGCCATCGGTCTGATACCACTGGCCGGTCGAGGCCCGGGCGAAGATCCGCATTCCGCCAGTCTTGGCGACGAGTCCCCCCGAAGGGTCACGCACCGCGACCTCCAACCGGGCGAGAGCGTCGTTGGTGGCGGCGGTCATCGCCAAAAGCTGTTCTTGTTGTTCGGGGCTCAGGGCCATCAGGAAGTCCTCCTCGGTTGCGGGCAGTTGGGCGTTCGGGTCGATGCCGACGTGGCAGTGGTCGAGATGGTCGTTGGCGGAGTAGACGACCTTTGAGCCGTTCTTCCACATGACGTGCTGGTAGATCAGCTCGACGATGGGACCGCCCGGGCCAGCGAGTGGCTCGAATAGGGCGAAGACGGCTGCCGGGTCGCTGTTGGCTGAGCCGTAGTCGTCGGCGCATCCATCGGGGGAGCCGGGATAGGCCGAGTCGCGGTAGTGCCAGGAACCGACGGCGTGCTTGCCCGCCCATGACTGTTCGGGGGTCGGATCGGCGGCCTTGGAGCCCAACATGGCCCGGGCGTAGCGGTGGATCTCTCGGAACCCATAGGTTCGGGGAGCGGTCACGGTCGGGCTCGGAGCGGGAGCCGCGGCGCTCTCGAACACATCAGCCTCGGCCTTGCGGCGAGCGACCAATCCGGGCAGGTCACGACCGCCGCCCTTGGTCCACCGCATGAGTTGGGCGCGCACAGACCCGTAGTCGCCGGTGTTGAGCAGGCGACGAAGGGTTGAGTCTCGAAAGGCACCGACGCCGACGTTGTAGGCGAATGACGTGAGGGCGGTGAGTTGCGGCGTCGACAACGGGACTGTGATGAGTGCCTCGACGGCCGAGGCGAACCCGCCGAGGCGGGACTTGAGAAGGTTCCGGGCCTCGGGTTCGGAGATGCCCGACGCCCGGAACCGGTTGATGGTGGCGCCATCGGTCTCTCCATACCCGATTGTCTCGACTCCGACCGCATCGCGGTAGACGTTGGAGCGAAAGCCCTCGAACTGAGCCACGAGGTTCGTCGTGGCTTCGGCGTCATAGGCCACGAACTAGCCGCCCGGCGGTGGATCGGGAACCGCATCCGATCCGGCAATCGGGTCCACTCCGCCGCCGCCAACGCCAGGCGCGTAGCCGCCTCCCCCGCCGCCAACGGCGAAGGTCGTAGCGGTGGTCGTCGGCGAGATGGGCAGGGGTGTCGCGGGTGGGGTTGGTGCCATGAGCAGAGCGGTTGGCGGCGAAATGTCAGGCCCCGAACGCGTTGAGGCGAGCAGGGAGGCGATGCCGCCGCCCGCCAATGCCGTCAGGGTGCCGAGCGATTCGGGGATCTTCTTGGATGCCAAGGAGAGGGCGATGACCCCGACGAGGCCGACAAGGAAGGCCACGCCGAGGAATACGACGACGGATTGGACGGTCTTGCGGTCGTTCATGGGCAACCTCCCTGTCGATGACAGGGGCGAGATTACCCCGCAGGACCAGTCGATCCGGGGACGGGTTAGAAGGGAACCACGTCCGAATCGTCCAGAGCAGCCCGTGCATGCGAGATCAGATCCCTGGCCCCGATGCACTCGGAGCATTCTTGGAGTTCGCCATCGACGTATCGGCAGCGCATACACCGACGGGTGGCGGCTTCGAGGGCCCCGATTAGCCCGGCGAGTAGCGGGTGGTCAGTCAACGAGGGCTCCTACGTTCGGGGGCGCCGTTGGGCGCCGTAGGCGGTAGTCCTCGAACTTCACGACCGCCTTCATGTGACGGCAGGCGGTCCGTTGCCCGGGAGGCTTCGTCTCGCCCTCGCGGTGGCCCCACGGGCAGGGACAGGCGAAGGTCCATCTGCCATGGTCGAGGACACGTCGGACCGGCCAGTACGCGCCCTTGGCGGTAGCAGCGGAGGCGACAAACCACAGATTCGGGCCGACGGGGATGACGATAGGGAGGTCAGTCATACTCATCACAACCGCAGGGGGGTGCGGTTCATTCCGCCCGAGGGCTACCGGTTGCGGGTCTTGCGCAGGGCGGACTCGCTCACGCCCCAAGCCTCGGCGATATCGATGATCTGCACGCCATGGGTCCGAAGCTCGTCGTAGAGGGCATCGCGGGCGTTGATGTGTTGGGCCGCGGTGACCTGAGCCGCCGCGGCCTTTTGGGTCAGGGCGTTCCCTCGTCGGAACGCCGCCTTGACCCATGCCGGAAAGGCGGAGCCATCGGGCATCCGACCCCGCTTGCCTCTAGGCGTCTGAAGCATTGTCCTCGACATCTTCGGCCAGGGGGAGACGAGTGATGCCCGCAGCTTCTTCCTCGGCCCGGATGGCGGCCTCGCGGGCGACGGCGAGGCGCTCGGCGGCCTCTTCGAGGAAACCCATCACGTCGTCCTCGGAAACCTCGGTGATCTCCTGAGCCACGTGGTCCTCGACTCGGGAGTAGCCGGACTCGGGAAGCCCGACGGTATGGGGCTTGTGGTTGACCGGGCCGACGATCGTGCGGAGGACGAAATAGCACACGTCGCCGGACTTGTGGGGGTTCGGGGAAGCCTTGAGCGCCTCGCTAAGACCGTCGCCCGCCCTCGTGATCTTGATTGCCATGTCATCGACAGGACCGCCCTCGAACATGCCGAGGGCGCCAGTGCGCTTACGTGCCATGCGGTTCACCTTTCGTCGGTTGGAGTGCGCCGCAACTCTAACGCAGAGGGGTGCGGTCCGGAACGGAGTCGGTCAGGACTTGCGCGCCGGCGGATTGGTGCAGGTCACGAAGTGGTTGAGCCGCAGGGGCAGCCCGACCTCTCGAAGATAGGCAGCGTCGGGAGCCCCGAGGACCACCGAACGACCCGATGGTAGGACCAGCACGTTGCCGTTGTCGGCCGGTCCGGCGTCGATCGGCGCCTTCTTTCCGGCGTCCGTCTTGAGCCACTCAATGGACGCTCCGCAGAGGCGGCATCGAACGATCTCGGGCATCAGATCGGCTTGTCGAAGGCGGCGATGACCTCGTAACTCACTCGCCGTTCGCCGTTCTCGCCGTTGCGCATCCGGGTCGTGGGCACCGGCAGGAAGTCGTAGAGGGTGAACCCCAGGCCGATGAGAACGTCGATATGCCAGGCCGACACCCGTTGGCGTTCGCCGTCACGGATGTGGTCGCTGATGTTGAGGACCAGGCGACCACCGGGGCGCAGGATTCTCCGTTGCTCCATCCAGATCCGAGCATGGAGGACGCGGTAGGCCGGGCCCCATTGAAGGGCACCGCCGTTGGATTCATGCAGGGGACGCCCGAGGGCGATGCGGTAGGTGTAGCGGGTCGAGTTCTGGGCGTCTCCCGCATAGCTGTCGGCGAGACGGTTCCCATAGGCGGGACTGGTGACCACGGCGTCGAAGAACCCCGAGTCGTAGGGCAGGTCAGCCGCGTCGGCCGTTGTGACGATGCCGGGACATTGCTCGGCCCACTCCGGTTCGATCTCGTTGTAGTGGGTCGCCAGATCCCCGGTCCCGACGCCCGCCATTGGATCGAGGATGCGGTCGTAGCCGTCGAGATATGACGCCATAACTGCCCATAACCCGCGGGAGTACCGGGCCGGGTGGTCAAATTGGGTCATAACCTTCATCCGATCCATTTCGCTCCGATCAGAACTTGGGCCAGGGTCCGGCGTCGGGCCCGCTCGACAACCGGGCACCGAGACGGACGAGGAAACCCGCGTGCTCCAAGGACCCGCGTCCGCGGTAGCTCCTCCACACGGCATCTTGGATATGCTTCGGGAACTTGAACCAGTGGGTCCGACAGAACGCTTGAGTCGAGATCACTCGCATCCGACATCCTGGGACGGGGCAGAGATGGCTACTCACCCCGAGTGATCCCGAAGTCGCGGCCCTTGATCTTGACCATTCGGCCATCAGGGTGGTGCCAGACGATCCCCTCGATGTCCTTGCCCTGGAACCAGCTTTTGAGCCCGTCGAAGTCCAGGGGGACCGGGCCGAACACGTCGACATCGATGGCATACACCCATCCATGCCGAATGAGAGCGTGCCTCGGGAATCGTTCAGGGTTGCCCTGGATCTTCGGCCCGACCAGTTCATAGGTGCCGTCGGCAACGCCGTAGCCATGACCCCAAGCCTCGCGGTGCCATCGGTCCTCGGGGCCATCCCCGACCGGCACCCACCCGACGCGCTTGCCCGTCACCGAGTCGCTATCGACCTCCTCAAACCCGATCGGCTCCGCGTTGCCGGGCTTGATCTCGTGACGCTTATAGAGCACGCCGGCGCGAACCAAGCAGCATGTACCGTCGTACTTCCGGGTCGGCACTCCCTCGCCAGCGAGCACCCATTCCGCGCCCGGGACCACGTCGGGGCGGACGAGGTAGTCGCCGGCGTAGTTTCGCTGGAACAGGGAGATGATCTTCTTCATGTCTTGGTCCTTTCGGGTGGACGAGACGCGCTCACGACACGTCCCGAGGGTTGATGGCGGCCCGCTCAGTCGATCCGACCCACCCGCACTCTGAGCACAACATCGACCTATGGCGCTGAGCCTCGCCGTACCCGCCATGGCGTAGAAGCGGGGCCTGAATGTGCGAGGGAGCCTCGCTCAGAACCCCACCGCACCGTGGACACTCGGACATCGGATCAACAGCGACACCGTGGACTACGCATTCCCAGGCGCTTCGTGCATCGCCGATCTGGTGCAGCGGTCGATGTCCGGTGCCAGGAGCGATTGGACCACGGCAGTAGTGGCACTTGGCGATCACGGCTCGTCAACGATTCGGCGCAACTCCGCCCGCTCATCGGCAGATGCGCCGTTCAGGACCGAGACGATGGAGTTCTGGCCGTCGTCCGCCACGATGACGCGCCATTCGCTGTCCCGGGCATTCCACAACCGTCGGATGAGGCTGTCGAGCAGCTCCCGCTGGGCCAGGAGTCGCTTCGTCTCTAACGTTTGGTCGAGCAGTCGGGCCTCTACCAACCGGCAATGCTGTTCGGCCAGGTCGCAATGCGATGTGCCGTCGACTCCGGTGACGATGTGCGGACAGGTGCCATCACGCTGCCGCCGGATGGTCTGCTCGGCAGGCTCGTCTGAATGCGCGACACCACGCGCCTCGCCCCAACTCACGCCGGGCTCCAATCGAAGATGCCCTGCCGCCCACGAGCGGGTATCGGTGGGCAAGCCCCCCTGCCGTGGCAGGTGCGGCAGAGTTGCCGAGTTACTGGCGGGTAACTGCCGCTCCCCCAACACGCCGGACATCTCTGGTCGGTTCGCTTGGCGTCCCCGAACAGACAGGCAAATCTTCCCGCCGAGTAGTCGCCATAGGGCAGTTGGTCGGAGACGCGTTCGGTCAATCGTTCGTCGATGTAGCGACCTGGGGAAACGGTGTTCGCCCAGGTCAGCCCAGTCAGATATTGACCCCCGCGCGACACGGCGATGATCGGTCCCCGCCCCGGCACTTTCGAGCAATTTCCTTCGTCCACGATCGGCACCACGTCCAGCAGTTCGACCGACCCGATGATGGAGCCGAGGGGGAGGGTGCCCCAGGTTTCGAGATAGGTCCACCCATTCCAACCGAGCTTCCGGTCCAGGATGTTCTCTATGGCAATGGCGGCTTTGTCATAACGTCGAGACGCCCGGCAAAGGTCCAGCATCGCGGCCTCTGTCTTCGCCGCGTGGATTAGCAGACGCCCTCTGTACTTCGTGGACCAGCCCCTCGTCTCCCACTCCTTGACCGGCTCCTCCTCATCCCCCAACGGCAGGCACAGTGAGGCATACGGCTGATGCAGCGAGAGGGTAGGGTGGGCCATGTCGGCAACGGCGGTCACGACGCTGGCTCGCACGCCGCCCGGAGGCGGATCAGGTGAGGGTGCTCGTAGGTCCGGTCCCGCCACCAGCCGGCCCGGAGGAAGCAGTAGCCCGGGTTGGAGCTCTGGACCTTGCGCGGGTCAACGTAGGTCAGCCACCCATCAGGAGGGCGGCGGTCGCCCCACTTGACGGCGGTGAGCGCCATAGCCGAGCGGATCAGGTCACTCGACAGCTTGGGGCCGGTATTGCGGAACATCGAGCAGCGCCAGGCGTATAGCCCGTCGTCGGGATACTCGCTGTAGTAGGAGTCCCACACGGCCAGTTCGTCGGGCGTGACCAGCACCAGGTGACGGCCCGGGCCGCCGATCTTGCGGGCGTCCGGGTGCTGGCGGCTGTAGTGATGCCGAGCGAGCCCGAGGGCGGCGCGGTCGAAGCAGTTGCGGATCGTCCACGGGCCGACCTCGATGCCGGGCAATGTGAGGGCGGTCACCGCGTGACCCCGTGGTCAAGGTGGAAGCAGCAGTTGGCGGGCAGCGCCTCGCCGTCCTTGTGATCCACGACCCGCGTCGTCCCGCCGTCCAGTGCGATGAGTTCTCCGACGGGCCAGATAGGCAGAGGGCCAGCTTCCTCGCCAGGCTCGACCTGCACCATCACCCGAGACGGGTCCACGTCGTCGATCAAGGCTCCGCACCAGGAGCAGCGCTGGCGGCGTTGGTAGCCGACCTGCACGTCCAAGCCCACGATGTGGATGACCTCGCTCACGCCGCCACCTTCTGGCATCCCTTCATCCGAACTCCCCTCTTGCGATCTGCCCGGGGCACAGCCGCCTCGATGACGGCCAGGGCTGGAACCCGCGCTCGGCGTACAACTGGGCGGCGGCGGCATCCTGAACCTGCGGTGGGGCGTGACCAGCAGGCTTGCCGGACCACTCGCCGTGGCCCAGGCGCACTACCACTCCGTCCCACGTGCTCTGAGCAAACTGGTATGCGCCGTGCTGACCGTTGCCCGTCTCGGTGGCGTACCCGTCTCGTCCCTGCTCGTGGCTTCGGATGCAGGCCAGCACTCTCGATATCTGAGCGGCCACCGGCCCCGGACACCCGCTCACGCAGTCGGGGGAACGCCGAGGCGCGGTGGTCGTTGCCCGGCCATCGCCTGCGGCGTGCCTCGAAAGCACGTCACTGACCGGGACGCTTGGCGCCGTCGTGGTGACGCCATTAGTCGTGGTGGTGACTCGATTGGATGGCGTCACGGAAGTGGAGGGACCAGTTGGAACGCCGGTCAGGGACAGGGGTTCGGTCTGTCCACTTAGGGCCTCGCCCTCGCGGGTAGAGGCTGGTCCCTCCGATCGTGGGCGTGCGGTATCAGGCGCACAACCAGCGGCTAGGAGAAGGGCGATTGCGACCCCGGCGGTCACTCGGATGAGCCCGCGCCTGGTGAGGGGATAAGGGCCGTGCCGACTTCCTGATCTAACCCGAACCGCTTGGCAGCGAAGTGGCAGCAGGTGCACCACGTCGACCCGTCGTCCAGGCGCACGTCAGCGAGAAGTCCGCAGGACTCGCAGGTTGGATGGCCGACTGTCTCCGCCCGCAGCCGCTCGACCTCGCCCAGCAGGAAGGCGATGTCGTCACCGGCACCACCATCGGGCGTCGGTGCCAGCCGTGCCCGGATCTCGTCGATGCGGGTCACCGCCCCCTCCGAACCCTGCCGAGACATGACCGGAGGCGACAGCCCATACATCCGCAGGCTGACGGGCCTGTTGCTACAGGAGGTCGCACTGGCCAGCGGACCGAATCGGGGAATGTGATCCACACCGTGCCGCCGCGCTCCTCGCCACCGCCACCGTAGTAGCCGGTTCCACCGCCCTCGCCATAGGTCGGCGTGGTGATTGTGGTTGTCACTCGCTCTCCTTCCTTGCGTTGCGGGCGATCTCGTCGGCCAGGCACGCAGCGAACCCTCGCCGCCGCACATCTTCGGTCATGGCCTGCTCACCGGCCGTCAGTGGCATTTGGCAGCCGATCGGCGGGTGAGCGCCGTGGCGGATTGCGATGCAGCAGTAGGGACAACGAGGACTCGTCATCAGTCGCTCCCCCGCCTAGCGCGGCGTACGGCCTCGACGTATTCGTCCATCCAAGCCTGCTCTGCGGCGCTGCGATGGCCAACGTTCAACTCAGGATCGGGCAGGGCCAACTCGGAGAACAGCCACAGCGGCATGACCACGTAAGCCTTGGCGGTGACGTGTGACCGACGGGGGAACACCACGGCGAAGCGGGACACCCCGGCGTTCTTCGCCTCCTTCTCGGCCTCGTCGAGCCACGGACCCAACTCGATCCGCTTGCAGTTCTTGGCTTCGATGCACCATCCGTCGACGCCGGCGATGTCACCGCGGTCGTTGCGGCCCGAGGACGAGCGGCGCTCGACCCTTGGGTGCAATGGGCGCAGAAACTCGACCAGGCGCGTCTCCCATGCCGACCCCTTCTTCTTGCTCGGGTTGCTCACGCCGACACCAACGCACGGTCGAGCAGGTGAGCAGCCAACGTGCCGACCACTTCGGCTACGGGAACGACCACAGCGTTGCCGATGCACCGCTTGCGGGCGGTCTGGCTGATGCCGATGTCGGTCCACCCGGTGGGCAATCCCATCATCCACTCGCAGAAGTCGGCGTTCAGGCTCCCGTCTCGAACAGGGTGAGGGGCGGGTCCGTTGAGTCGCTCCCATCGGTCGATGGCGGCTCGGTACTTGCCCCACTGAACAGATCCGCTATCGCCTCGGCTGTCGTCCCCGAATGGTTCGGACTCGGCCCCTTCGCATCCGAGGCCGTTGGGGTGGGCAACAACTGGACCTCTTTCGCCAGGTTCCTCGCATGCCCATTCCCCGTGTGCGGCTGCGTGGTCGGGGTCGGCAGGAGATGGGACACCACCGTCCGCTCGCCCGACCCATTCGAGTCCGACGCCCGCGGCGTCGGCAACAGGCTCACGGCCTGGCCTAGGGTCAGACCGAACCCATTCCCGTTCTTGAGCGCCACCTTCACCCGCTCCCGGCGGGCCAGAAGGGCATCGCTGTCCCTCTGCTCGAAGTTGTTGGCGGTCGGGGTCGGCAGCAATGGCGAAGATGAATACCCGCTCGCGACGGTGGGGAGCGCCGACATCGGAAGCGCGAATGCAGCGCCAAGTGCCCACATACCCTGCTTCGGCCAGCGCGGAGATGATCCGGCCGAAGGGCTCTCCGCCGTGAAGGCTAAGGAGCCTTGAAGGATTCTCGAACACCCAGAGTCGGGGCCGAAGCGCGCGAACGGCATCAAGGGCGGCGGGCCAGAGCCATCGCTCATCCGATTCTCCAAGTCCTTTCCCGGCCGACGATACGGGTTGACACGGCGGGCTAGCGATCAGAACATCGACGGGTTCGACGCCCGACCAGTCAACGGCGGTGATGTCGCCGTGGTTCGGAACGCCGGGATAGTGGTGGGCGAGGACACGGCTGGCATCGGGGTCGACCTCGGAATGCCAGGCGATCTCGCCGCCATAGGTCCGGCAGAACCCGAGCCCGAACGCCTCAATGCCGCTGAACAGGGTGCCGACTGTCACGACCACGACCTCGACCCCGACCTCGACCTCGACCCCGACCTCGACCACGACCTCGACCCCGACCCCGACCTCGACCACGACCTCGACCACGACCCCGACCCCTGAAGGCCGAGGCGCTGAACCGCTTGGTTCACTTCTGAGTGCGAGGCAGATCGTGGTTCCAGGGGGCGATGTCGATGATCGCCCCGAGTGATACCAGAACCGTGTCACCGTCGGGGTAAGGCTCGATCTCATCCAGCACGCCAGTAGCCATCGCCGTGGCGAACCGGCCCGTGGAACCGATCCACGCGCAGTCGTCGAGGGCGACGAACTTCTCATCCGTCGCCACCACACGACCAGTGAAGTAGTTGGTGACGGTGCGAATGAACACCTTCTCGCCGTCCTTGAGTCCAATCGTTCGTGTCACTTCGGGCATTTCTCTCCTTTGGGTTGGAATGGCAATGACAGCCGCACCGCCGAGCACAGACACCACTCGCACCGCCGAACGTGGGGCAGAGCCAAGTCCCTCGCCATCCACCGATGACACGAGGGACAGCGTGACGGGTGACGGGCGGCCCAGACGAACGAGCGGGCAACGAGGGTGACAGCGACCGCGGCGCAGGCGATGGCGTAGATCGTGGGGAGGCTCACGATCGTCCAATCACCGTGGCAATCGTCAACCATCCGACGCAACCAAGGAGGACGATCACCAACATGACCCAAGCCAGAAGATCCCAACCTCGATAGGCGAACCACACCCCGATGAGGCCGCCCGTCGCGAAAAGGATTTGGCCGAGGGTGCCGAGACTCACGCGATGACCGCCGAGTAGATAGCACGCGCCCACAACGCATCACCGAGGGCGGTGTGGCGATCGAAGTCCCTCGGGTCGACACCGACGGCACGGCTCAGCGCCTCCGACTTCCACGGTGGCTTCGCGCCAGTAGGCGACTCGTTCAGCTCATGGTTGGTCCAGGGGTGCTCAAGGCAATAGTTGGATGGACCGTCCTCGGTGTTCATCATCCCGAAGCGACATGCAGCGGTCTTGGTTCGCAGATCCGCTGCGTTCCAGGCGACGCGGCGACCGGCGAGCCATCCCGCGGCAAGGGCCTCCACGTCGATCAAGTGGTAGTGCCACATTGGGCACTGACCATTGGCCCGCAGGAGCTTGCGCAGGCGTTCCTCGTCGAAGGAGATGACAGCACCGGCCAGGTGGAGCCCGTCGGTGAGACGGGCGAACGCTGAGGCGAAAGTCCAATGGTCAGTGAGCCCCTCTTCCACCGCTCGCCGACTTCGATAACCGTTGATCTTGAGTGCCATAGGGTCAGCCCGGCCGAGGTCGACAGGGAGCTGCCAAACATGCCGGTAGTCGTCGGGCGTGATGAGCGCCACTTCCCAGATCTCATGCAGTTCGGGATCAAGGCCAGTGGTTTCCGTGTCGACGAAGCAGACGTTGTCGAGCATCAACAACCTCCTGCCCGGCCTGCCTCGGCCAGTTGAGCGGCGAGAGCCGTTACTTCGCCCTGGACATATTCAACCGTCCTGTAGGTGGTGCCCCAATGTCCCGGAATGCTGATGTCCGGAAATGGAAACCCGGGCACCAAGTCCCCGGCGTGGCCGCAGTCGAACCCGAACCACCACACATCGCCTGATTCGCCCGGTTGAGGAACATGACAGATGCCCTCACCTTCCTCGCCGTCGCAACTGGCGGCATAGGTCAACCCCCCATGCACGTCGACTTGCTCGGCACACTCGGAGTATCCGAGGCCATGCCAGGGATGGCCGGGAGCGACCGCTACATAGCCGCAGAGCATCCCAAGGCGGGCACGCCTGATGAGGCACGGCATACCGGTGGCCTCGTCGCGCCACTCGACGCGATCGGGTTCGTCGGTCCAGGGTCCGCTCGTTATGGACATCAGTGGCCTCCCGTCCATGTCGCCTCGGCCAACCCGGGCATGGCACATAACTCAGTGAGCATCCGAACCTCGTGGGGCGTGGGAGGGACCGACACCTTCATGGTGACCGATCCCTCGGGAGTGGTCGCGATCAGGTGCGGGTGGCCGACGAAGGGTGCCGCTGTCTCGGCGCTCACAGGACCATGCTCCAAGTCCAGACCACCAGAGCCGCGAGCATGGCACCGATGAACACCAGGAAAATCACCACTGCGACATCGCTCGGGTCGAGCCCTCTCGCCATTCGCCTTGCCTCCTTGGGTTGGAACTCGGAAGTGTAACCGTACCGGGGTGCGGTTCGCAAGTGAGCGGGACGGTCCCCACTCGTCAGCGACGACCGTCCCTACCAGCCGCCCCGCTTGACTAGTCATCCGTTCCGAGCACTCGGTCGGATCGGTAGCCCCTGGGAAGTCGCGACCCCACGGTGACGGCTGGTGCTCGAACCCTACCGCACCGGGGTGCGTTACGCAATCAGTTACCAGGAACCGCCACCGCCTCGACGACCTCGAAGAACATCGGGCCCACGCGTTGACGGGCCAGTTCGACATTGCGAACGTCAAGGTCGATCCCGATAGCCGACCGGCCGTGCCCGTGAGCGACCGCCAGTGTGGTCCCTGATCCGGCGAAGGGATCGAGAACCAGACCATTACGCCAGGCGCTATGACCGCAGTCGGTCCAGCCAGTCGTGATGCGCTCGGCGCTGACGATGGCCGCCGGTCGAGACCCGCCATTGCGACCAGTCGTGCGGCTAAGAGCCTCGGGCGCCTTGTTCGGGAACTGGTGGTAGATGTCGGAGTGTGATCGGTTGGCCGCGTACTCCGGCGTGTCCTCAGTGATCCGTTCGCTCGGTCGTCCGCATTCCAGGCACACCCGTCGAGGACACATCGCCTCGATCGGGCGAATCAGGAGGGCCTTGGGCCAGGTTGCAAAGTGGGCTCCGGGGTAGCCCTCGGTCGGGATCTCCCACCAGTCGAGGGGCGGCGCGCCGGCGGGGTTGGACGGCACTCGGTTGTCGTAGTTGGCGGTTTGGACCTCGGCCGGATCGCCCTTCTTCGACCCGTTGGTTGTGCGGGTTCGCTGGTCGATGGCAACGGTCCGCACGGCGTCGAGGTCGAAGTACCTCGTCCGCCCGGTGCAGGCCACCAACATCTCGGAGGTCGCTGGACGGAACTTATCCGCCAGTTCGCCAGGCGCAGGATTCGGGCGGCACCACCGCACGACATTCCGCACCCGCCATCGGTCGGTCGTGCGTCCGGTGAGCGGGTTGAACCCATAGACCATCGCCCACGATGTATCGCACGGTCGCGCTCACGCCTCGGTCACCGGTTCCACGAGGGCCTCAGCATCCCGGCCAACGTGGCCAGGCGCGGTTCATCCTCGGTGAAGCGATGGCAGTTGTGGCAGAGGGCGAGGCAGTTGTCGGAGTCGAGGATCGAGCCACCGCGGGAACGCTTCTTGATCTCGTGAACCTCGGTCGCGAAGCGTTGGCAGTTCGCACCCGCCGCGAACAGGGCGTGGGCGTCGTGAGGCATCGGCGAAATGGACGTATCGCCACCCACCAATGTCAGCGCAGCATCGTCGATCAGTGGCCGCCCTTGACATCGACGGCCATCATGCAGGAACTCGGACACCAGGATTCGGCGCTCGACGTAGACAGCCTCCATCTTCTTCGACCGTTGCCGAAGTCGGCCGGATCGCTTCATTCGGCGAATACCGTCAGAATGGTGCCCATCACGACCACCCCGACAAGGAAGCCCTGACCCTCTGGCCTCATATGGCAATGATTGATGAGGGCACCAATGGCGGAACCCACGATTCCGCATGCGATTAGGTACCAGACCCGATGAACGCTGACCTTCACCGGATTACCCCGCCAAGTACCGCCCGCACGCTGGCCACTGCCCACGACCAGCTCGTTCGTAGAGCATCTGAGCCCGCATGTCCTGTTCGGCGGCCGAGGCGTGGGCCGGGTTGCCCGTCCCGCCGACGTTGGCCCAGGTTCGGAGCGAGAACTGGTAGGCGCCGTAGTAGCCGTTGCCCGTGTTCCGATCGTAGGCCCCGCCGGATTCGCACTGTCTGAGCTTGGCCCATTGCTCGGCGGTGGGCGTCGAGCGCCCGGAACGGGCCGATACGGGTGCCTTGGGTGCCCGAGGGGGCGCAACGGTCGTTGAGGGCGTAGAGCGGGCCGTTGGGGCCTCCACCGGGGCAACCGAGAGCGCCACGATCGGGGGAGATACCACGGCGTTTGCCACTTCCACCGGAGAGGGCATAATCGGGGCGTAGGGCTCGGCGTGTGGGACCGCGAAGGACACAACCCTTCGAGGGCTTTGGATGACCGCTTCGGTCGCTGACACGACCGTCGAGAGGATGGCCAAGGCGAGTCCCACCACGCCGGCCCTCATTAGGGGTATCCACCACCGTAGGCATGGACCGCAGGCCCAAGTCAAGCTTCACGACGCGGCCGCCCGTTGACGCTGGACGCGATCCCACAGCGTCGGAGGCGGATGCTCGATGCGATGTTGGCGATCTCTGATCCGTCGCCGCTCCTTCGCACTCAGTCCGCCCCACACCCCGTGCTCGCGTTCTCCCGCCACCCGGCATTCGTTCGCCACCGGGCATTCGGCGCAGAGTTGACGCACCGCTGGACGAACGTTCTCGCCGTCTTGGGGGAAGAACAAGTCCGAGTCCATTCCCCGACACGCGGCCTCCAACCTCCACTTTTCGGCATCTTTCATGACTTTCGCCTCCTGTCCTTTCCGGTGATCCGCATGACCAACGCGCCCCCCACCAGGCGCGAGTAGGTGTGTTCTCCGACCATTGCCTCGAAGGACTTGTCCGTAGGGTCGAGGTTCGTGGTGACGATCGTTGGGAGCATCTCCAACCACCGTCGGTTGACGATCAGGCCGAGGGCCACGGTCGTCGCTTCGCTCGATTTCTCGGAACCGAGGTCGTCGATGACGAGCCGACCCACGGTCAGCATCCGGTGCATCTCCGAGCGCGAGTTGTCGTTCGGTTGCAACTTCCAGAACATCTCACCAGCGGGCTCGAAAGCCACGTCGAACCCGCGCCCGAAGGCAGCTCGGACAGCGGCGACAGCGCAATGCGACTTCCCCGGGCCGACCGGGCCGAACAGGACCAGGTTCGGCGGCCGCTCGGCCACGGCCCACTCCGTGAGTTCGTTCAGTTGTCCGGTGTCGAGGTCGAGAGTGTCGAGAGATGCATCCCAAAACCGCATCGGGATCTCGGCTTGCCACCGCATGAGCGCCATGGCCGCCCGTCGATCGTTGATCTCCTGCACCGCCTCGCCGTCATCGTCGTTCAGCGGGGCCAGGCTCGGGCCCGGAGTGGCCGCCAGGCGCTCCCGAAGCTCCTGAAGCGAGTCCGCCACCATCTTCGGGTCGCTCACAGCCTGAACACCGCCCCCGGCAGATCCCGGTCCACCTTGTTCTCGGGACGATCGTTGGCGGGCAGGACAGCCCGGCCCTTACCTGCGCCGAGGGCGAAGTCGAACGAGTTGCGACTGAACACGGTCATGGTCCGCAGAGCCGCGGTGACGGCTTCGGGGGAGTGCCCTGCGGCCAGAGCCTCGCCGATGCGAGCCCGGAGGGCGAGGAACCCGCAGACGGGTTTGGGGTTCCGCCGGTCCCATTCGGAGCGTGCGATCTCGTTGGAGAGCTTCCTAGAGGTTTCTAGGTCTAATTCATAGGTCACTAAGGAAGAAGGAACTGACGCTTGCGCGTCACTTCCAACTGACGTTGGCGCGTCACTTCGGAACTGACGCTTGCGCGTCACTTCGGGATCGGGTTCGTGAAGGATTCGGGCCCTCTGGATGGCCTCGAAGACCGGCCTCCATGCCGTGGTCGGGCCGATATCGCGCTTGAACCGGCGGCACTCGACCAACTCGGCTTTGGTGAGCACGGACTTGGCCCGCCGGACCTGTCGCAGCGACAACCGCGTCTCACCCCACCACTCGTCATCGGAGCGCAGGAGCCACCGCTGACCGGCCCGCTCGAACTTGCACCGCGGGGTTCCGTCCTTGGACGGTTGGTGCCACCACAAGACCTGTGAGAGCACCAGGGCGACGGGGTAGTCGCATTCGGTCACATCGAGCACCCAAGTCTCGATGAAGACCCCGCGGCTGTCATAGTGGGCCGACTGGCTCCCGTCTCCGATGGTCACAGTTCGACCGTTCGGATAGTTCGGACCTGAACGATGGCGTTGTCACTGAACCAGATGGGCGTGTTGGCCCCGACAAACCGGCGCATATTGGGATCGCGAATCTCCCAACCCGGTGCGATCAGGTCGAGATACCGGGAGTTGAGAGCGTCGCCGTACGAGACCGTGACCAATTGGTCACGCGTAAGTGGGTTGTGCCAGGCGTTGATGCACCCACCATCTTCCCTCACGAAGTGGACGGGAACCGTCCGCCGCGGCAGCTTCAAGTGCTCAATCAGAACCGATTGCGGCCATTCAGGGTCGACCAACACGGGGATTGTTCCGGGCAGAGGAGGCCCTGACATGGCATATTTACCCGGACTCAGTGGTACGCCCGACTCCACGAACCAGCGCTCGATGACGGTCCCGGCAATCTTCATCGCCCAATGCGAGTCCGACGCCCACAACTCGCCATCCTTGTCCGCCACGTACAGGTAGGCGTCGATGGCCGCGAACAGGACATCGAACCCGGGGTCCACCGGAACCTCGCCGGTTTTGCTATCGTCCATCTGACGCCTTTCGTTCTCTGTGTCTTCGGATACGTGGAACGCCTGGGGTGTTGCTCCGGTCCTCTATCGCCGGGGGGCCGGAACCTCTCACGAGGTTGGAGCAGGAAGGGAGTCCTTTCGGGGGCTCCCTTCCTCGCGTGCGGTGCCTTGTCTGAGCGGGCGAAGGTTACGTCTGGATTCCGCGCTTCGCCAGTGCCTTTTCGGCTGCCTCCACGAAGTCGATGATCTTGCGGGCGGAGTTGAGTAGCTCGGGTCGGGTGGTTTCCTCCCCCCACTTCTTGCCCGTCCCGACGCTGTCGAGCAGGCCCAGGGCGCGCCCCAAAAGACGGTCGGCGGCGGAGGGGTCGGGGCGCTTGGCGATGCCCGGAGCTTGGGTGGTCGCAGCCGCAGAAATGCGCGGTGGTCCAACTCTCTGACCTGCACCTTTACCAGATTCACCGCGCACTTTTGGAGCCGCGGCGCGAGGGCTCGCGGCCTGCTTGGCCGCGGCTTCGGTGACCGCCTGAGCCGCCGGTGTGGTCTTGTTGGCCTTGGCCCGAGCTTCGATGGCCAACGCCTCCCGCGCCTTCGCGAGCGCGGAGTAGGCCGACGACCGACTCGTCCATCCCCATCGGTTGAGGCAGTAGTCGGCGAAGGACTTCTGTCGGGCTCGGTAGAGCTTGCGGTCATGGATCTCCACGAAGGCACCGAACACGGCCTTGCCGAACTTGTCGGTAGCCCGGTCGATTTGGTTTTCAAGCTCCCGCAACCGGTCGGCCTCTTCGCGACTCATCGTCTCGATCGGTACCTCGGTTTTGGCGTCAGGGAAGGCCAGTTCTTGGGTCATTTTCTCCTCGTCTTGAGTTGGCGGGCTGCCATTTTGGCGTCGATGGCTTGGGACACATCGCCCTTGCTCCAAGTCGGGTCGACCTGGATGCCGAGCTTGCGGGCGAAGGCGAGTTGCTTATCAGAGGGCGGGGTCTTGCGCCATGGGGCGTCGCGAGCGGTCAACTGCGGGGCCTGCCGACGCACGTAGTCCTCCGCCGCTCCCTGCGCCCACTCCAAGTCAGCCGCCCTCGCCAGCTCCACGTTGCGACCCTTGACCCCGTACCCGGCAGGCATCGAGGTCGCGACCCACTCGTCACCGGACTTCTCCAACAGCACCATCCGCTGCGGCAGCATCACGGCATACCCGGCGTCGACGTGGACCCAGGCAATCGGAGCCTGCTTGAGCTTGCCAAGCAGCTCGATCTCCTTGGCCTGTAGAACGCCCATCGCGACCTGCTTGGCTCGCATGGCGACCAACCCGTCGCTCACCTTCGCCGTACCGTTCTCGAAACCCTTGGGGTCGATGCCGAGCAGGGTGGGGACAGTGCAGAGCTTATGTTCGGACGCCACCCCCACACAGTCGAGGACGAGACAGTCGGTCTTGTCCACGTGCTTGCGAGTACCTCGTCCAATAACTTGGGCGTAGAGAGCCCGGGACTGAGTTGGGCGGGCCATCACGATGCAGTCGACCCGCGGGTTGTCGTAGCCCTCCGTGAGCACCCCGCAGTTCGTCACCACGTCGAGGTCACCGCGAGCGAAGGCGGCCAGGGTCCGGCGTCGGTCGGCGATGTCCTGAGCACCCCACACCACGCCGGCGCGGATACCCGAAGCACCGAAGGCGTCGGCGGTGGCTTGGGCGAGGTCGACAGTCGGGCAGAACACGATCGTGCGCCGCCCGATGGCGTGCTCCATCCATGAGGCGACGACGTGGCCGGGAGCATCGGCGGCTTCGAGCGCGGCCCCAAGAGCACCGTCCTGGTAGTCGCCCTTGGACTTCGCGACCGTCCCGAGGTCGACGGCCAACTTGACCTGGATGCCTCGGAGGTCGCAGAGATAGCCCGCCTCGATCCCCCACCCGAGGTCGTAGTTGAACACGATCTCGTCGAAGACGGAGTCGAGTCCGGTCTTGTCGCCTCGGTCGGGCGTTGCGGTCACCCCGAGTAGGAGAGGTTGTGGCGCGCCATCCACCGGCCCCATCGGGCCGCACCCGAGGGCATTGAGGACGGTCCGGTAGGACGCCGCGCTCGCGTGGTGGGCCTCGTCGACCACCACCAAGGAGAACGGGTTGCGCTGGTGACGATGGATGAGGTTCCGCAGGCGTCGAGGGACCGAGACGGTTTGGATCGAGGCGACCACGACATCGGACCATCCCTCGTTGCGCTCCGCCTTCACGATCCCGATGTCTCGATCCGGGCAGACCCACGACACCTTCTCGGCCGCCTGGGAGATCAGTTCGTCGCGGTGGGCGAGGATGAGCGTTGGCCCAGGAGTCTCGGCCGCCATCGTCCCGAACAGGATTGTATTGTGCGTGACCACATGGCCCACGGTGACGAAGAGTCCGTCCGCGGCGTCGACCTTGATGCAGACGGTCTCAGTCGGGTCGATCGGCTCAATGGCAGAGATACGGCGAACCGGCCCCGTCCGAGGTTTGGACGACCACTTGGCCGCCTTACGCTCCAAGAGGAACGGATTCATCCCGAACCGCAGGATAACGTTCGCACCCCAAGGGTCCGCATAGATGGTTGCGATGCCGCCTAAAGACTGAACCAGTTCAACCATATCCTGGGCGAGTCCCATTGAAGAGGTCGAGAACTCAACGAAGCTCTCCATATGTCCGTCGCAATCCATGAGTCCACGGAGAAGGTCGAGTCGTTGTTCGATGGATGACTCCAAGAAGTTGCGCGGGATGCGCTTCGTTGTCAGGTTCAAGTCCAGATCAACGACTCCGGCCCAGAAGCGATGATCCGGCGTGTCTCGGGCGAAATCCGCCGGACTCGGCACCTGACAACGGCCACCCCGTCTCCCTTGTAGGAATGTGACGAGGGGAACCAAAGCAAGATGCTTCGGGAGGCGCTGTTCCAGTTCGACGACCATCCCGCTCCCGCCCGAACCATCACTCAGCAGGACACCGAGCACGTATGGGTCGATCGACAATGGGGTGTCCGGTCTCTCGACTGGCTGCGTCACCGGTATCCGCCACGACACATAAGTGTCGGCAAGTTCCTCGGTGCTGAGCGTCCTCCACGAGCGTCCGAGCTTGAGCATGGCGTCAGTGGTGACGGTCCAGAGATGATCGGCGTCGACCACGATCGAAACGCCATCTTCGGTGGTCACCCGGTATGCGGGTTGGAGTCCACGATGGAACACGCCCGTCACGGCCACGGGATGACCGTCGGCGCCGACGACCTGATCGCCTACGACGAGATCCTCCACCGGCCGCCAACCGTTCGCGGTCAGAACCGGAGTCCCGAGAGCGAGGCCCTTCCCGGCTCCCGTGAACGCAACCCCGAGTTGACGCTTGACTCCCCGGGCCTGAGCCTCGGCGATGGCATCGAGCGCCTGGCGTTGATAGGGCCGAAGCTCGATCTTGGGAGGAGCGCCGCCGAGTGCGAGGGTGCTCATGCCAGACGGAGCAGCCACACCGACACGGCGATAGTGGCCGCGACGAGCAACACGATGAGGCATAGTCGGACGGTGATCTGGATGGCGAGGCGGGTGGCGCTTAGCGCCCGTTCCGAACGAGTCGGAGGCTTCGGCTCCGATGGGACTCCGAAGAGGGCTTCACACAGTCCCCCGATGATGCCGCCAGTGGGTGCTGCGGAGGGGGAGCCCGAAGGCTTCCCCCTCACGGTCGCACTCCATGAGTCCTCGGAGAATCTGGGCGGACTCACGCTGCGACGACCTCTCGGACCAGCTTCACCGCCCGAGCCTTGAGGGGCTCAGGACGAAGGAGCTGACGACCGAACAGCGTCGCATCGCTGCGGGCCTTGCGCACGTGGTCGAGGTACTCGCCCGACGCCTGCACCAGACCGTAGGCCGTGTCGCGGATGCCATCGCAGGTGGGTGAGGCGAGGATGGCCCGGATGGCGGCCCTTGCCTCTTCCACGTTGGCGGCGACACGGTCGGAGATGAGAGCCTCGACCGGCGAGGGGATGAACTCGGCGATGAAGCGCCGGGTCTGGACCTCGTCGACGTGCAGCAGGCTCAGTTGAGTGGCGAGTTCCCTCCACTCCTGGGCCTCGGCCCTTGTGGCGTTGATGACCCGTCGAGCGTCCTCCACCCGGTCACGCCAGTTCTTCGTGTGACGGAAGGTGAACTGCAAGCCGGACCTCTGGCCCTCGGCTTCGGCGGCGGCGAAGGTGTTGGCGCAGACCACTCGGACCGTGGTCCGGTTGACCTTGCATGCCGTCGACCCGTCGAAGCTGTTGAGCACCGAGGCGTAGGGGTAGGTGGCGCTTGGGTCGCCCGGGATCTGGAAGGGCTCGTCGACCCGAAGGACCGCGGCGAGCTTCTTGCCGCCGTCGAGCACGACCGTCGTCTCGTACTTGACGTTGTCCTCCTGCACCACGGCTTCGATGATCGGGCCCATGTCGGCCACCGTGATCGTGCCGTAGGTGGACTTCGGGACGCTCAGGATTGAGCCGGTGTCGCTGCGGGCGAGCCCCTTCTGGCCGGGGATCTCGGCGTAGGTCGCGGAGGGAATGCCGAAGGGATCAACCTCGACCTCGCGGGTGAAGACCGGAACCTCGACCACATCCCATTCCAAGCCTGCCAGCTTCCGGGCCTCATCCCAGGAGCCGGGGTAGTCGTCGATCACGACGCCCAACCGATGCCACGCTGGCTTTCGGACGAAGAAGCCACTCTCGAACTCTGCGCTCATCTCTGCCTCCAAGGGGTTGATGGCGGGCCGGAATGCCCGTCGCTGAGTATAACCGCACCCGGGTGCGGTTCATTCCGACGGCGACGTATCCGACATCTCCACTCGCTCCAACTCAGCGCACTCGGCGTGGTAGGGCTCGCCCTTGGCGTTGCCGGATGCGACTGCGGTGGGGTCGAAGATCGGCGTATTGCACCAGACACACTCCGGGTCGTTGGCTTCGGCAGGCGTATCGTCTGCCAACTGCACCACGAAAGCACCGGAGACGGCGACGATCTTGACCACGGCGGCCGGGTCGAGGTCGCCGAACCTAATACCGTCCAGTCCGGACCGCTCCTTCCACTCCCTCATCGCCTCCCGCACTGGCTCGGACAGTCCATGGAGGTATTCGCCTGCGGCCTTCCTGACCAAATCGACCGCAGGCGGTGCGGGAGGCGGAGGCGGCACATCGCGGTCCGATACTTCTTCAGCACTGACTTCGCCACTGCCGAACAAGTCAGACGAAGCGCGATTCGTGGCCCTCGTCATGGCTGTGGCTGGAAGGTCGTGGCCGGGCTTCGAGAAGTGGACGAACCCATTGCAGTCCTCCAGGCAACAGGTGTGGCCGTTCCAGTTCACCTTCCCGCACGGCACCGAGCAACATCGTTCCGTGATGTCGCAGGCACCGAGCCCGTCCATGATCCGACCGTTCGGTGCCGTGGCTCGCATGACGACCTCGGCCCGGATGATCCGGCCGCGGTCGTCGCGCTCGTAGACGCGGTCGAGGATCTCGGTGGACACGCCGAACGCCACCGCGAGCTTTCGCCATGCCGACTTCTTGCGGAAGGACTTCGAGCCGATCGACTGGTAGTCCTTGGGCACCAGGAGCCGATCGCAGAGGGCGACGTAGTCCTTGAACGACTGCTCGATCTCGGCCAGCGGCGCGACCGGGGTGACGAGCGAACCGTGGGAGAGGATCGGCGTCAGGTCGACGACCGTCGTCTCGATCGCTTCGGCTTCGGGTATGTCCTCGGTCTTAGTACGCGCCATCGGAATCTCCTTGTGAGGTTGGAAGCTCAACGCTACCGAGGGGGTGAGACACCGAAGCAGGAGCGAGGCTCGGCGGCACCGCGGGCTTCACCCGGAAGGATCGGCCGGCCGGCGTGCCGACTAGACCGGGCACGACCTCGTCGTCACTGAGCACCTTGTCATCCACAATCGTCAGCAGGTGCTTGATGGATCCGACTGACGGCGACAGGTTGAGCAGGTCGAGGCGGTTGTTCGCCACGGCCCATTCTACGAACTTCTCCTTGTCGACGACATCAACGCCGGGTTGGGTAGCCGACGAGGCGATGGTTCCAGCCGGGAGCTTGTGAGACTTCGGGGCCTTGTCCTCGGGACCGTCGAACTCTCGGCGCAGTCGGCGCAGATAACCGGTCAGCAACGCCTCCATGTATTCCATGGTCGCCGCCGATGGATTCGTCACGGCATCGAGCCACTGGCCGATCATGGTCCGCCACCGATGAGCTTCGGCCACGGCCTCCGCCATCGCCGCTTCGGCCTCTGCGAACTTGAGCATCGCCCAATTCGCCTTAGCGTCGTTGTCGACGACGAAAGACCCGTCGGGGTGCGGGTCCAGTTGCTCGGCCAGGTATTCGCCCAATCCGCTCGAAACTTGGTCATTCATCCTTGGCACTCCTTTTTGATAGCGGTGGGGTCTGAACATCGAGTTCCTTGAGTCGGACGGGGTTGCCCCTCGCCCACGCCTGCCAGACGAGGTTCTCCCGAGCAAGACGCGCCTGGCGCAAGGACTCCTTCGTCTCCTCGATGCGATCATCAGCCTCACCAATGGCCGCGGCCTCCTCGGCCCTCAGCTTCCTGACGGCACCCTTGACACCGCGAGCCGTCGCGGAGCATCTGACTGTTCGTGGTGGTGCCCTAAATCCATCACCAGCCATCGGCTCCGAAAACCTAAGATCCAATTGCGATCGATCCCACCCGGCGTGTTCCGAGATCGTGAAGATCCCCCCAAGCCTTTCCTTGCTGGCTCGGCGGATCTCTCGGGGGCGCACCGTCATCGCATTGGCCGTATATATCTCGGTCTTGGCCGCGCCCCTGTCATGGAATAGGAACACAAAACGTTCGCCATCAGCCATTGTCAGCCTCCCTCACATACCCCCGGTTGGATCGGGGAGCGGGTCAGTCCCGCTCCACCAGTATACCGCACCGGGGTGCGCTACAAGGTCAGACGCCGCCCGACGTGAGGCCCGGGACCATCCCGACAGTGCCATTCACGGTGTCGGCCACGAGGGTGACCCGGATCAGTGCGACCTCGCTGGTCAGTAGCGCCAACGCCAAGTCCTCGCGCTGTTCGGTGACCGAGAACGGTTCGCGGGGTTGTCCCGCCCCTGGCGACTTCAAGCCCAAGTCGGGATGGATCGTGTCGTTGACTGAGTAGGCCCAATCGGGGGGAAGGATCATGCGCCGAGCAGATGCGTGGAAACTTGCCCCCCCGGATGGAGGAATGGTCGCGGCCGCTACCGCCGTCAGTTCATCGGGCATCATCGCCCAGGCATTGTTGACCGGCTGGGCGTCGGTTGGTGCGGTTCCGAGCGTGTCCACGATCACCGGATCGCCGTCGGCTTCGATGAGTGGGAGCACAACCGGGAACCCCCCAACCTGCGGCGAGTAGGTCACCGTGATCTTTCCCTCGCCCGAATTGGCTCCCTGGTTGTTGGTGACAGTGCCGAACTCACCAACCGAATAGGCGGTCGACCCTCCACCGCCACCGGCGGCCCCGAACCCGATCCGCACCCCGCCGCCACCGCCGCCGCGGTATCCACCACCGCCCGCGCCGGCGCACCAACTCTCCCCGCCCGTCCCGGCAGTGAACTGCCGCCCGTTGCCGCCCTGCAATGGTGACCCATCCCGCCCGACCAAATCTCCCGCGCCACCGACTCCCGAATAGGTCTGACCACCACCCTGACCCCCCTCGGCATCGGCGGCTGCACCGCCATCCCCGGCGATCGGTCCGCCTCCCAACCCTCCGACACCGGGAACGTTTCCTCGCCCAGCCCCACCACCGCCACCAACGATGGCGATGATGTTCGAGGCACTCGTCCCGCCCCGATAGACCGCGCTGCCAGCCCCCCCGCCGCCGCCGAGAGCCAACGGCGATCCGTGCCCGGCGTCGAGTTCGCAGTCGCCGCCCGGAGCAGGACCGTCACCGCCCGAGCCCGCACTGCCCATTGAACCCGCCCAGAAGTGCAAGACCTCGCCGGGAGTGACCGGCATGTCTGCCTCGAACACTCCACCAGGACCGCCCGCCACCAATGCTGACTCCCCCGCCGCACCCTCGACGGTGATGTGAACGGAGAATACGTCCGTCGGAACCGTCCATGCCTCCTGAACACCGGGGAAATATTCGTCGGTCTTGGAGAATGTCTGCTCGCTGACCCTGAAATATTGAAAGCTCGGCCCGAATGAAGGGTCGACGTAGAACAATACAAACCGCCCGTCGCTCAGGGCCACTATCCGACCGACCGCATCCACGTCAACCGGCTCGGACAGATATGGCCCATCGGGAAGCAGGACCGTGCCCTGGTTCGGGCCGATGAGACGAACCGTGTTGCGGGTGAAGGCGCCGTTGACATCGTGGTGTCGGCTGAGCATCACCGACCAGGCGTCGGCCAACCGATACCGGCCCTCGCTGTCGACACCGTTGGCAACTCGGCCCGGTTGTCCGGCCTGAACGCTCACCGGCACGTCGATGTAGGGATCGTCCTCATCAGGCACCATGTAGTCGACCGTGAAGACCGTGAGGGCCGGGAGCGCCCCGCCTTCTTCGGGAAAATGGACGAGCCGGAAAGTGGCGGCCCCCGATTTGTTGATAGCTGGGAGGGTGGAAAACCGATATCCGGGGAAGTAGTAGCCGACCTCGGGCTGTGTCCTGACGACCTTCCCATTGAGTGAGCCGATGCCGGGATGGACCTCGGCCTCGATGTAGACGGGATCGGGTCGGGAATGGTCGATCCGAATGATCCCCACTGATGCGAGGAACACCGGTGGACTCGATGAGGCATAGGGGTTGAAGACGAACAGGAACCGGCTCGCATCGACCTGGGTAATCCCGGCCCAAATCTCCCCAAGTGACGAGATCGGGTTCGTCGGCCCCCCGTCGTGGTAGGCGAACTCGGGCGTCACGACCGGTGCGGCAGTCACATGCATCAGGGTGACTCGACGCTCATAGCTGCCTTGGTCAGTCGACGTAAGGACTATGGCGTAGTCCTTGTCGACCCGCAGGAGGATGGGCGGATAGAAGGAGGTCGGGTAGCTCACCTTGTTGATGAGGGTGATGCCTTGGCTCACGAGATTTGGATTCCGAGCCCCCGGGCCACCGAGCCGGGCACCGTGACCGCCGCCCACACGGTGACGCCCGAGGCGAAGGTATAGGTCCAGTCGAAGGAATGCTCCAACTGGTTCGCCGGGAAGGTGAAGGTACCCACGACGGTCTGCGTCGGGCCAGCGGGGTCGCGCACGGTGATCGTGAACGTCGTGGCGGTCGTGCCTGCGACGGCGAGGGTGGCATAGACCGTCGTGGCATCGCCGCCAGTCGTCTGTTGGCCGACCGATCGCCCGACGCCCAACGGCCCGGGGAAGGCGAACGGAGTCATCCCGCCCCCCAACCCCCCACCCCCGAAGCTGCCGGGATCGGTAGGAACGAACTCTCCGAGGCCCGGGTCCCATGCGGGCACGAACCCGTCGGGGAAGGGATCGGACGAGAAGTCCACCAGATCGCCGGTGGCAGGGGGCACATCCACGGGCGAGTCGAAGGCGGGCGGAGGCGGTGGGGGACTGGCGGATTCCGACGAACCTTCGAGTGTGCCGGGCACCATCCGGCGCACCCACCGCTGAAGTCGCTCGGCGAACTCCATGCGGATCGACGACAACTCGGGCACAGACGTGACGTTGCCCTCGGCGTCCTCGGTGATAGTTATTCCCTTGACCCGATAGCGAGTACTCGCGCCGGCGCGGTCGGGAGCGTGAATCCAGTCTCCGAGCCCATAGTCAACGTATGCCCGGCAGTGCTCGTCCCCGCTGGCATCCGGGCGTTCGATGGGCTCGGCGGTGATGGCTTCGGATGGAGCGACCAGCGACTCAAAGGACGCCGCCGCGAGCTGGCGAACGTAGGACTCATCCTGAGTACCCGCGGAGAGAAACTGCTCACGCCGACGCACCGCTGCCGAGCCCCCGGGATCGGTCAGTTCGAGCCAGCCCTGTTGATCCGAGCCACGACCGCGGTAGCGACTGAGCAACACGTTGGCCCGGCCCTCGGTAGAGCCCTGGCGAGTCAGGGACAAGAGGTTGACGGACCGGGCGAGCACAGTGACGGCATCGGTGCCGATCCCCTCACCATTCCAGAGCCGCAGGGTGTTCATCGTCGGGTCCATATGCCAGTCGAACCCGAACTCGGCAATCTGGCGCAGCACGTCGAGATAGGTCGCGCCGACGGCGAAGGTGGGGTTGATCGAAGCTCCCCAAGCGATACCCGCCGAATCCACCGTGTCGCTGAAGGCGAGCGTCATACCCGCATCGTTGGCCCACATCCCCCGGGCGATGGCCTCCTCGGTCAATACCCGCATGATGCGCCCCGGCGTCATCCCCGGCGCTTGGGGTGGGTAGCCGATGGCCTTCCACGACACGTCCGTGTGCAGCACGACCACGCCCAAGTCGCGCCCGCCATTCGTGGTGCGCAGCATCGTCATAATCACGCCTGCCGCGCCGCCGAACTCATTGCGGCCGTGGATCGCCATGATGTGATCGCCGGCGTCGAGGTCGACGTCGACCCGGCGCGTCGAGTTGAACATGAAGGCGGTCAGTTCGCCCGAGATCCGCGCTCCGTCGATCCACAGCTCGTAACCGTCGTCGGCCGTGATGAAGATGGCGAACCGCCCGGCCTCGGGGGCCGATAGGGAGAAGGGACGGCGGAAATAGGCATCGCCGTTCGGCGCGGCCATGCTCCCGTCCATGGCCTGTGACCACAGCCACCGCGCCGCCGCATCCGGCCACCCATCGGGGTTCCCGGGCCAGGGACCGTCGCTCGATTGACCGGTCTGGATCGACACCGCGGCGGCCCACGCCGAGTCATCGAACGCCGAAGCGGTCCAGTCGAAGGGGCGCTGGTCGGGAGTGCGGCGAGTGATCCCGAACTCGGGATAGACCTTGGCCCAATCGAGCTGCAAGGCGTTACCGCGCCCGCCAACAACGGAGACTTCGGCGGCTTCCTCGCCCTGGTCGACCGGGTTCTCGTCGAGGGTTTCCACCACTCCCCCGAAGCGCACCGAGCCGTCGAGTTTGAGGATGATCTTGTCGTCGTAGTCGATCAACGCGAGCACGGGATCTTCGAGTCCGATCTTGAACTTGAAGGCTCCGGTATCACTCAGATGATCGAAGAAGGTCCGGTCTGCCGATAATGCGATGCCCGCCTGCTTGAGCGTTCGAGTGGGCGAATAGACATCAATGGTGATGCCCACTCAGACGAACACCCCGAGTGGCAGCTGAAGGTTCAGCACGGCGCGCATGGCGAACGGTCCTACCGCCCCGAGCGACATTGGCGAGCGGACCTTGACCCGAGCCGTGAGGGTGGCACCGCTGGCAATGTGCAGCACCCCAGCTCGGCACCCATCGGCATCGCTCGAAGGAGCGAGCACCGCGGCCTTGAATGCGGCCAGGTTCGTCTCCAACCCGACGCGCTGGTCGGCATAGGGAGTGCCCTCATCGTTCATATCTCCATAGAACACCATCGGCAGTTGGCGCTCCGAAACAGTCGGCCGCTCGGGGAAGGAAACGACCCACGGCGCTCCGGGTATCAGCCGGTTGTCACCCCGCATGTCGGGCCCGTCGAACAATTGCGAGAGGTCGAGATGGGTCCATGCCGGAGTCGACAGGGAGAACCCATCGAGGGTCAGGTATTCGGCCAGAACGATCTCCTGGGCCATCTAGTTCCCCCCCCACTTCCCACCGACGAGGTATGCCTGCTCCCGCAGCTTCTTGGGGATCGCCGTGGCCACGGCGGCAGCATTCGGCACTCCGATGTGGAACGGTCCGTAGGTGTCGCCGCCCCGGTTGTTATTCACCGTGCCCCCCAACCCATAGCCACCGACTCCCACCCCACCGGTCACTCCAAGACCCGGGGCACGACGGGTCCATTCGCTGCCAAGGGTGCCCGCCAGTCCGGCGAGTGTCTGCGTCAGGCTCGCCTCATGGCCCCGTAGGCCGACTTCGAGTCCTTCGACCACGTTCTTGCCAAGCCCGGCGAAGACTTTGGACGGGCTGTCGATCCCGAGAACGTGCTTCACCGGTCCAGGGAGATGCGAGGCCAGGTCGTGGATCAGATCGGTCACCTTGTGCCATGTCGAAGCGATGCCGCGGAAGAACCCGTTGACCAACGCCTCGCCCGCGCTCACGAGCCAGTTCCCCGCGCCGGCGAAGAAGTCCCTGATCCGAGTCGGCACCGAGGCGAAGAACCGCTCGATTGAACTGAACCCGGACCGTACGCCAGTGGCGATGCTGCCGAGAAGATCGGGAATCCCCGACAGGATCGGTCCGAAGAAACCGTAGATCCGCTGGCCGATGGCCCCGATGACCTTGCCCCCGAAGTCGGTGATGGCCGACTGCACCTTTTCGAGCGCGGCGGGGATCTGCTCCTTGATGAACCGAGGCAAGGTGTCCTCGAAGAAGTGCCCGACTCCCTTGCGATGTTCGAGGATGAACGAGGTCAGGAGGAACGCGGCCACGCCAGCGGCGAAGACGAGGCAGGCGGACGCGATAACAGCGGCTCCCGCGCCGGCGATGGCACTGATGAGGGCAGAGGCGACCGCGCCCACAACCACGTCTCGGATGGTCCCCTCCAAGTCCTCGCCCGACAAGGCGGCAACCGCCAACCCGGCCAGTCCACCAGCCGCCGCCCCCTTGCCCACCGTCTTGCCCACCCCCGGAGAGAGAGCGGATGCCGTCGCGCCGGCGGTCTTACGTCCCTCCCCTCCGAAGGCACCTGCGAAGGCGCTGAGCTTGCTCAGACCCTCGGCGTTACTTGCCGCGGCGATCGCCACCTTCAGGTCACGCATCAGCCCGATGGCCGTCTTGATACCGCCGATGAAGGGGCCGAAGACCGTGTTCAGAACCTTGAATCCGAGCATGACTCCAAGCAGGCCGCCCAGGATCGGACCGAGGCCGGGGATGTTGTCCAACAGGAAGGTGAGCGCCTGCACGATCGGCTTGAGGATGGCGGCTGTGGTGCGAAAAACCGCCTGAAGCACACCGGAGTCGAGGATGGCCCGGAATAGCGGGGCGGCCTTGGAAAGCAGATCCACGATCACCGGCAGGATGTCGGTCCGCAGGATCTTGAGGGCGTTGGTCAGAGGGCCGAAGTTCTGGCTGGCCAGCAGGACGAGTCCCTTGGCGATGTCACCGATGAGGCGGCCCGCTTCGAGCAACGGCGGGCCGAGGGAGTCGAAGAACCGCTTGAGCGCCGACTGGCCCGAGGTCGACGCCGCGATCCGGTCGAGTGAGCGCAGGGTGCCGTCGAAGGCGCGCAGCAGGAGATCACCGACGGGCTTGGCCGCGCGGCCCACGTCGACGAGCAACTTGAAGAAGTTGCCCAGGATCGACACCGTGAGCTTGAGGGTTTCAAGCGTCCCCTTGAAGAACTCCTGTAGGCGCCCGGAGTCCCGCCCTGCTTGGGCGAAGCCCTTGAACGCCTCGCTGGCCTTGACTGCGATGTCGCCGAGCCCGTCCACCAATGGCTTCGCCGCCACGGAGATGTTTCGGACGGCGTCGAGGACGTTCAGGGCCGAGACGCCCAACTTCGCCATCAGCTCGTTGCTACCGGCGAGGACCGACTTGAAGTCGCTGGCGAAGGGGCCGCTCGACAACAGGGCGCCGAGCTTCTGCACGAACCCACCGAACAGTCCACCCGCCGTCGTGAGGGCGTCGTGGATCACCGGCGAGAGCG